GCTGCTGCTCCTGCTTCTTGAGTAAGTTGTTGCCAGATAGATAGCCAGTCGGAGTATTGTTTATCAACTCTTTGACCACCGATTTCTACTTCTACGGATTTGATAAGAGCATGTCCTACTTCTGCGGACCATTGGAAACCAGAACCAGTTGCGGTTACTGCTGGGAGAGTTGCTTGGAGATAACAGTTGGTAATAAGATCACCATTTCTTGATACGGTTACTGTTACTTTTTTTCCAAAGTCTGGGGATCCATTGAAAGTTTGTTCAATAGATTCTACGGAGAAGTTTGTGTGTCTTCTGTAGACAACTTTGAAGAAAGTGATTTGAGGGTTACCTGTAAGGTAAATATCTTGTGCGCCATAAGCGACTAATTGCATTAATCCACCACCCATTTTATTTGTTTTATATAATAAGGAAAGAAAAAAATTTTGAGTTAAATAAAATTTAATTAATTAATTAAATAAAAAATAAAATAAATAAAAAATAAAATAAATAAATAAATACATACAAATTTAAATAATATATTATCAATTTGTGATGATAAATATATCAGTCTATGAACGACTGGGATAATAAATTTAAAAAATAAATATATGACTGAAGTTAAATTATATATGTATATAAAGATATCTAAATATATAATTTAATCAAATTTTGTACACCCTATATATATTAAATTTTTTATTTCAAAATAAATTTAAATAAATATTAAAAAATAACTCATCTAATTAATTTAAATTGAAACAAATTATACCATATATCCTTGTGATTGGATTAATGTAGTAATTTTAAAAAAAAGACTATGTTCAATTCCTCCAAAATCGTATAATCCACCATCATATTTTTTAAATTTAATAAAAAGTTGGTTTAATTTTCCGAGAGGTGGATTAAAAATTTTTTTTGTAATATATTCATTCATATTATAAAATCTAGTTTTATTTTTATCAGATGTTAATGTAATTTTAGCAAAAGAATTTGAAACACCATATCCTCTACCTTCCATATTTGATAAATTATCTATATGTAATAGAATATAGTTCTCCCCATTAATATTATATTGATTTTGTCCGCTATAGCTTGCTGACCCTGATAAATCATTTCTAATAAAACCTAAAATACTTCCTATACTTCGTTCTTTATATAAATAACGAGTATTATCTTCATATTTTTCAGTATTACCTCTAAAAATAAGCGAAAAAATATTATCTCCCCCGGTTAAATTACTAGCAATAGACATTTTTCTGGAAGTTGTATCGACTGTAACTGTATATGTTGATTGACCGGCAGTGGTCATTTGTTCTCCAATAGTAGTAGCCAATTCACTTTCAGTATAATTGCCTTGAGGTATAGTAGCAGTATAGTATGTATTTGTAGAAGTTTGTGTATTTGTTTCAATAAAATGAATTTCATTATTGGATGCATTAATAATATATCCAGAATGTGGAATTTCTGCTGAAATTAATTCAATTGATACTATATCTTTATAAACATTATTCAATTCAATTTCATATTGAGATGTACTTGAAAATAAATCATAATTTCTATCACGACTATCAATTACAACAAAATATTCTTTTGTAAGACCTTTATTTGCTTCTGCTAAATATTTTTTAAATATATCAGGTTGTTTAATAAGCATTTGTAAATTAGTAGGTTGTGGGGGTTCATTTAGAGCTATTTTTTGTTCAGCGGTTGGTAATTCTGAATATTGTGTATCTGCGTCCATTCCGGGCAAAACTTTATCAAATTCTTCTATATTTTCTTCAATAATTGTTTCTAAATTATTTTCATTATTTTGATATTTTCTATCAGAAAGTGCTTTTTCATAATCTTCTGATATTTTTGTATTATCTTCTCTATATTGGTCTTCAAATTGAGGATTTCGTCCTTTCATTTCTTTTAATGGTTGATCATTATTTCTTTCTTTTTGTATTTGTTCAAAATTATTTATTATATCACGATTGCTTCCCGGAAAAGATGTAGATGCGAATTGTGTATTTTGTCTAGATGGATGTTCAGATACATTACCAAAAGATCCGGTTTGTCTTGGTTGTATTTGCATATTTTTATTATCTCTTTCATTTCGCAATGATTCTTTTGGAATATCAATTGAATTTTTATCAGGTGACATATCATTATGAATTTTTTTTATAATAATTTCTATTAATTCATTTATAGTAGTTCTATTTAATCCTTTAACATAATCTATTACTGAAGTTGTATTTTTTTTAGGTTCAGAATTATTGTAAATATGTTCCATAATTTTTACACATAATTCTTCTTCATCGTCACCAATTGAATAATCATATTCATTCATTAAGTGTTCATAAACTACACTTAATAGTACTTTATAGTTATTTTGTGAAAAGAAAACATTAAATATTTTATCAGACATATTGTACTTATATTATATAATATATCTAATATTATATCATTTTTATATACGAATGAATTAATTAATTATACTATAATAGTTTCTTTTGATGGTTCTGGTATTGAATTTTGTTCTAAATGTTGTATCATTGCATTTTGATTTCCTATATCGATGTCAGAATATATTTTTTGTTTAAGAGTTTGTATTTTAAATGTTAATGAATGTTCTAATCCATGAAAATCGTAAAAATTATTACCAAATATTTTAAAATTTATAGTTAATTTAGATATATCAATTGTTGGGTGAAATCTTTTAATAATTGGATAGACTAGTAAATTATTATAAAAAGTAGTTTTATTTTGAGCGGAATCTAATAAAATTTTAGCAAAATCATCCTGACTATTATAATGAATTCCATCTATTAGACCACTTAATTCTGGTATTTCTAATAAAACATAATCTTCACTTTGAAATGTTATTCTATCATTTGAAGTATAATTATTTTGTCCAGAAAGGCTAACAGCATCAAATCCTAGAGTTCGTCCGATTGTGTATGTAATATATTTATTTCTAAATGAATCAATACCATAATTTTCTATACCATTACTAAATACTAAATTAAAAATATTATCTCCACCAGAAAGATCACTGTGTATTTTAATTTTTTCATCAGATGTAAATGATACGTTATATGTTGATTGCCCAGCTGTATTTAATGCGTTTTGAAGAGCACTAACTATAGTTTGAGATGTATAATTTCCAATAGGAATTTCAGCTTCATAATATGTTGAACTAGCAACTTGATCATTTTTTTCTTGAAAATGTAAAATATTATTGTAATATTCTATAAGATATCCTGATTTTGGTATTTCTGCTGTAATAAGTTCAACTGACACTACATTTGTATATATTTCATTTAAATTAATTGTATAATTATTTGAATTTGGGAAAATATCTGTATTTCTATCACGACTATCTATAGTAAAAAAATTATCAAGTGTTTTATCTTCTCCATAAATTTTTTTATGTAATTTATCAAAATGTTCTGGTTTACTAATAAGAATGTCAGTTTTATATTGTTTTGGTGCACTCAAATCAATTGGTTGATTTAATTTTTGTTTTTCAATATTTAATTTTTTATACATTTTTAGTGGATCAATATCATTTTTTATTCTAATATGATTATATATTTGTCTAGTTTCTAATTGTCTAGAAATTTTCTGGTTTATATCATCACTAATAGAAACTGGTATTTGGTTGGGAATTTTTTTTTTTATTTTTTCACTTTTTTTATTTTCATTTTGAATCAGTTCATTCATAGTGATTTGTTTTTCTGTCTGAAAATTTAATTTAAAAACATCTTCTTTAATTGTATCTAAAATATTTTTAATAACAAACATATTAGCTTTTGTTTTTGATAAATTTGGATTAAATTTGTTATAAATTTGTTCCATTAATAAGTATATTTTTTCATCATAATCATTTACATTAATATTTATATTAAATTTTTTTTGAGAAAAATTAATTAAATAATTTGATATTAATTGATAGTTTTCAACACTTAAAAAATCTTCCATTATACTTTAACTATATAGATAATTACAATTAAATAATTTTAAATATATTTTTACAACTATATTAATTAGTTTTAAAAATACAATATTCGAATCAAAAATTTTATGAATTTATAGATTTTATTTTTTTTTGAAGATCATCATTTTGTTTTTTAGCATTAGCAAGTTTTTGAGATAAGTCAGAAACTGATTCATAATATTCTGTTTCAAAATTTTCAAGAATAGATGAATCTTGTAAATCAGCAAAATCTTCACGATTATATTTACAAGCAATTGTTATAAGTATAGCAAATAATAAAATAATAACACTTACATCTAATATTTTATTTAAAAACTTAGTCATTCTATTATATAATAAAACATTATAAAAAAAATTACATATTAAATATATTTACAAATTTTTTTGAATTTCCTGAACAAATTCAAGGGCTCTTGCGGATCTATCTTGTGCAATTTTTGCCTGTTCTACAAGACTAGTAGCATAATCTATAACGCTTTTCATACAAGTTTTTTTGGATAATTTTCTAGCAGTTTCTGATTCAACAGCAGCTTCTACAGATAATCCTTGTGAAAGAACTCCTTCAGTTTGAATTTGAGCTTCTGTAGCAGCATTTTCTGTCTTTTGTTCTTTTTTCTTTTGTTTTTTCTCATCTTTTTTTTCATCTTCCCAAAAAGCTTCAGTAATTGTTCGTAATAAATCAAAATTTTCAATATTATCAAATGATTCTTGTTTTTTGGAAATGTTTAATACAGCAACTAAAATACCAATAACTATAATAACTAAACCAAATATTATCAAAGTTTTATTCATAATGTATATATAATATAATAAAATATTATATTTTTTATTTTGAGTTAAATTTAAGATATATAAAAAAAATCTCTTTATATTATAAAATTAATAATGAATAAAGCAAAAAGAATAGAAAATTCAAAACCTTTATGGACAGAAGATAATGATTTAGAAGATTATGTAGATATATACGGAGATAACTTATATAAACTTCGTTATTACATTTTCAAACATAGAGAAAATGTAAACATATATGAACCAGTATCTAAGTGTAAATCATTAGATAATAAGGAAACTTTACTTTTTGATAAATATATTTATGCTAGATTAGAAATTGATGGTAATTTTGAATGTTCAAATTATAGAAAGAATATAATTACAGAAGACTTATTATCAATAGGTCAATTTGAAACAAATTGTATAAAAACTATCGCAAATTTAATAAAAAGAGATAATCAAATTATGGAACATTGGAAAAGAACACTACATAAAGTAGAAACATCTTTGAAATATTGGATAACAGAAAGAATCCCTTCTGTATTAAAAAATGAAATATCTAGTAATGCATCAAAACATTATATAAGTATTAATGGAATAAAAGGAAAAAAAATTTATATGGATACATTAAAAAATGATTCTATATTAATAAAAAAATCAAAATTATCGTTCATATATTTACAAGAAGTTAGAAAATTATATAGTAAAATTTTAGGACAATTAAATAAATTTAGGACCTATAAAATGACATTATCAAAAAAAGAATTAAAAATTTGTTCTAATGATGAAATTATGTTAAAAGGACCATTTAAAAAATATTTTGATATATGGCCAAGTAAGATACAAATCGAGGAAGATATTGACTTAGAAAAATTTTTTGAAGATATATTATCAAATTTAGATATCCCAATCGAACTTACAACTAAAGAAGCAATTTCAAATAATGATATATATAATAGATATTTAAAATGGTTAAGTGATTATAAACAAACAATTTCTAGGAAAGTTTCACAAGCAACTTTAGATACAATTTTACCAAAACATTATATCAATCTAGCTCGTAATGTATCTAAAGAAAACAAGAAAAAAAAAAAATTAGAATAATTACTTAATTAAATTTATATTTATATTATAATATAAGATGAGTAATCATTGTACAACAAAAGATGAAATCTGTAATTTATTAAAAGAATTAAAAAAAAACGAAACAAAAACTACTACTGATATTAGTAATATTTATAAAAATTTAGATGATATAATTAATTCTAATTCAAAAATAAGAAAAAGATTACGAAATTCTGTGACATCTGTCACAGAATACACTGGGGGTGGAAATAATGAGATAGAATTAGACGAAGATTTTGTTAAATGGATTAAAAGTATTCAAAAAAGATACAAAAAAGATAAAACTTGGTTAGAGGATTTTATAAATGAAATGAAATATGAAAAAATTAAAAATTTTAAAATACTTAAAAAAAATATAAATGATGATAATGAACTACTTCCTTATTTAATAAAAGAATTTAAAGTTGATTTTGAAGAATTATTAAATTATCCAAAACAACAAATAGATAGAAATTATTTAATTAAAGCCATAGAGAAAATAAATAGTAAATTTAATTTAGTAGAAAAAGAAGATATATATAGTATTTCAATCGAACAATTATATAAACATTTATCTTCATTAATTACAAAATATAAAGATAAAATTCCAGAAAAAGATATAAAAAAAATTTTACGAAATTTTGGTAAAGAAAATCATCTGGATTATCAGATGAAGATTCTTCGCCGAATTATAGAAAAAAAAATAAAAAATAATTTAAATTTTTATATATATGTTCAAAATAATGAGTTAAATAATAAAAGAAATATTTTAGAAAATTTAAAAGAACGTGTGTATAGTAAAAATATTAAAAATTTTATTGAAAAAATATCAAACAAAATAAAACAAATTTATCATACAAAAAGCGAAGAAATATATGAAAATTTAAACAATAGTGGAATAGGTAAAAAATTTTTTAAAATTCTAACAAATGATGGTAAAATTGAAGTTAATGATATTGATTACAAATATTATGATATATTAGAAACTGTGATGAGAGATAATTATGAACAATATTTAATACATAATAATTCAATATCAGAAATACATAATAATACCTTACCAATTGGATTTATCGTAGAAAATATTAAAAATGGCCCTGATTCTCAATTTGCTTCAATAGTTAGTTGTTTAGATGATGATGATTTAATGGAAATAATTTCAAATAAATGCATCAAAAATAAAAATCCAAGTATTAAAAATTTTTGTAAAAATTTATCTAAAGTAAGAATAAATGCCAAAAATAATTATATTTCAAACTCTAAAGTAAATATTGCCCAACAAATAATAAGAGAATTAGTTTCTAATTTTGTCAAAGATTATATGAATTATAATCCTTATGTAATACATATTTTATCAATAGTAATGGAATATAAAGACTCATTACAATATAATCATTTGTCATTACCATTTATCAAACAAAAATATCATCCATTTTCGGAAAAAAATATGGGTTTACCTGATATAGAAGTAAAAAAAATAACAAATGAATTAAAATCTCTTATTACTCAAAGTGAGTATTTGAATCCTGATTATTTAGATAATTTGACACCAGTATATTGGGGTGATGAAATAACATGGAATATACTAGGTTTTATATTTTATAAATATTTTGGAATATTATTAATTTATATTTCTGGAACAAGTAAACAAATTCGGACAGGTAAGTATATAAGTTGGTTTTCACATATTCAATTACATAAAAATACTAATTTAAAAGATAAAGCAAAATATGCTATATTTATGAGCGGTTCTCCAAGTATAAATGATAAAGGTATTCATTATAACTCAATGTATTATGTAAATAAGAAAAAAAAAATTAAATTATTTTCAATTGATAAAAAAAGTTCAGAATTTAAAAAATATCCAGATTTATTAAAAGATTTTATAGAGAATATTACATATTATTCTTAAGAATAAAGATATGATAATGCTCAATAGTTTTTATACTTCTTGTCTCAATTTTATTTTTGAAACATATAAACTTTTTATATCCAAAATAGTTAGTAATAATACTTTCTATTTCTATTTTTACTAGTTTATAATTTGGAGATATCCAAAGAATATGATGTGATATATTTTTTTCTATATCATATGGAAAACGATTTATTGTTATTTTATATCTTAAGTTATGTAAGATTGTATCGAGAATATAATTATCAATAGACACACCAATTTTTTTTTTATGTATATCATATTTTTTTTGAACTTTTTCTTTTCTTGGTAACGGAATATTTGGTGTAATAAAATGAAATTGTTTTAAATATTTCCAAGTAATTGTCATTATTTATTTTTTATTAATATATTTATATTCTAAAAAATAAATAAAAATTGAAAAAAATAGTAAATGAATATATAGTAATTTAGTATTGATATAATGACTAAAACTTTATGGTGTATTCGACACGGAACTGCTTTACATAATATTTTGTCTAGGCAAATTGGTGATAAAGCATATACAGATTATACTGATACTCCTTTAGTGGAAAAAGGAAAAGAAGAATCTTTAGAATTTGGAAAGAGATGGAAAAATTTAAAGAATATAGATATTGTATTTGTATCTCCTTTAACGCGAACTCTTCAAACTGCTACTAATATTTTTAATGGAACTGATAAAAAAATAATTGCAATAGAAGATATTCTTGAATTTCCTCAAGGCATGCATTATTGTAATAAACGTAAAAAAAAAAGTGAATTAATTAATCTTTTTCCTAATGTAGATTTTTCTCTTATTGATGAAAATCCTAAATATTGGCAGGATGATATTCAAGAAACTGTTTCTGAATTACAAAAAAGAATTCAAACATTTTTTGTTTTTACTAGAAAAAGAGATGAAAAAAATATTTGTATAGTTTCACATAGTTCATTTTTAAAAGTACTTTTATTTGGAGAAATTGGTAATTGGAATAACGGGTTAAAACATTGTTATCCTTACGAATATAAATTAGAGCATATTTAATGATATGTAAATCTAGTCTAATCGAGTGTTAGAGTTTTATAATATCAAAGATTAAATCGCACAATTGATATAATAAGGATAAAATCGCATATGATTTTAATTCAACTATAACTGGATAAAAAATATAAATCTTCAATATATTTTATAGAATTTATTGAAGATTTACTAAGTTTTTGATTATTTTCCGATAAGATTCAAACTGCTAAAAATTAAATAATAAAAGTAATTTTTTTTAACAAATAACGTTTTTTAATTTATTATTGAGTAAATTTTTCATATTTTTTACTTTCAAATTTTTAGTATTTTGATCAATATTTTTACAAACAATTTTAATATTTTGTTTGCCTTTAATCATTCCACCTTTATACAACATCAAAAGTTTTAATGCTTTTGATAATTCTGATTTATTTTTGTATTTTTTAGTATTCTCTATTCCCCATTTATGTGCGATTTTATTTAATTGTTTTCTTGTAAAATTTTTAAAAATATATGATGATGAATCTTTAGTCCATAAAGATTTTGAAGATTTTTTTCCACCAGTCATTTTATTAATTGGCATATTATTTGATTTAATTTTAAATTCAATTGGATTTGATAAAAATTTTAAAAAATCATCATTTTTAATTTTAGACGATTTAATTTGTTTGCTTAAATTGTTTCCTCCAATTTGTTCAGTTGTTTTAATTAATTTTTTTTTAAGAGTGGTTAATTCTTCTGCTACGTTTTTGGTAGTTCGTTGTTCGTTAGTCATATATCCTTGTACATCATCAACAGTAAGATTTAATTTATTAATAAGAGCATCCATTTTTTTTATAATTTCCCAATATTCATCAATTTTTTGTTTATTAAGACTTGTTTCTTTTAACATATTTATAACTTCTTGTTCATGTCCTTTTTCTTTGTTTTTCAAAATAGTTAAAGCCTGAGCCCATTTACTAATAGGTTTTTCCATTTTGTCTATATATGTTTGAAGTTTTTTGAATTTTTTTTGATGTTCATTAGACGTGTTTATTGCTTTTTTATTTTTCTCTAATAAATCTTCATTACTTCTTTTTAAATCGCTATATTTTGTTTGTAATTTTTGAGTATTTCTTAAATAATCATCTGTTAATTTTTCTTTAACTATGCTATAATTATTTAATAATGTTTTTACTTTTTCATATTCTCCACTGGTTTTTGTTAATATATTTTCATTTTCTTGCATTAGTTTATTCAACGCAGAATTTTGTTCAGTTAATTTTTGATCACCACTAAACAATTTTTGTTGAATTGTTGTTCCATCTTGTTGAATTGACTCTTGTAAAGAATTAGTCATAGCAATACTTATTATAAATTATTAAAAGATATATTTTTATATAAAAAGATTATACATTCAAAATTGGTGCTGATGATAATGATTGTGTATAAGGATTTTTTTTGAAAGCACTTAATAAAACTGGATTATTTCTTTGATTTTGGCAATATTGTTGTTTCATATTTGTTACCTTTGGTAATGTTCTACATCCATTTGTAAGATTTTTCTTAATTACCCATTTAGGATTTAATTTAATATTTCTAGATTCCATATTAATAATATCAGATCCTATAGCATTTTTTGGACCACTTTGTGTTGGATTTCTTCCTTTTAAAGTAAGTTCTTTTAGAGCATTAATTTCTGCATTATACATATTATCTCTATTAGTTTGTTCATTTGATCCAGAACCTGTTCCAACATAATTTTTAGTCATAACTGTTTGTTTAATAGTTTGTCGTGCTATATCATTTGGATCATATACAATTGATTTTTTGTTAGTTGCATTGGCTGTTCCTTCATAATTTTTATCTTCATATTGTTGTCTGATAGTTGTTTTAGCATTATCAGTATATTGATTTTGACTTCGTTTATTTCCTAAAGCATAACCTTGTTGATTTATATTTTTAGAAGTTTGTTGTCTAATAGTTTTTTTAGCTTTATCGGTATATTGATTTACAAGATTCTTATATGAATTGATATGACCAGTTTGATTAATATTATCACCAGTTTGTTCTCTAATAGTTTCTTTTATTCGTTCATCACTGTCATATACTATATGTTTTTTTCTAGAACCACTATAGTTAGCAGTAACATTTCTCTCAAGTAACATTTCTTTGCCAGTATGTGATGGTTTATCATTAGGATCATATACTGTTTGGTTTCCAACTTGACCGCTAATACCACCTGTAATATTTTTACCGACAAGTGTTTCTTTAATGGTATTTCTTGCTAAATCATTTGGATCATAAACTGTAAATTTATTTACTTGACCGCCAACTCCACCAGTAATATTTTTACCGACAAGTGTTTCTTTAACAGTATTTCTTGCTAAATCATTTGGATCATAAACTGTAAATTTATCAATTTGGCCACCAACACCACCAGTAACATTATGTCCAACGATTGTTTCTTTAAGAGTTGTTTTTGCTATATCATTTGGATTATAAATATAACTTTGTTTATCTTTAGGTGCTATATTAGAAACAGGAATACAAAATTGTGCTTTTGCTGGTGTTCTAGTTTTTCCTTTAACATATGATTCATCTGCACCACGGGCATTAGAAATTCCAAATTTGTAACTAGGTTTTTTACTAACTCTTTGTTTTCCAGCCATAGTTTTTTTAGAAACCAATGATTTTGCGTTTCCACTATATTGTTTTGATGTTCGTGAACGAGCGGTTCCATTATTAACAAAATTTTCTCTTTTACTTGATTTTGCCATACCTCCAAAGGTCTTCTTTTGTAAATTAGAGTGTTTATTTTCTGAAAATCTAGCTGGTTTTCTAGAAATAACTTTAGATTGTTTTCCTCTTTTAACGAATTTAACACCTTTAAGTATTCTTCCTTTATAAGAAACTTTTGGTTTAACTCTTAATTCATCAACAGTTTTGTATTTTGGTCTATATGAATCATGAAAACCATGTTTACTTTTTTCATTTACTTTTAATCCAACACCTGGACCAACTTTAATTTGTTCAAATGGTTTTTCATTTGGTTTTTTATCAGAAATCCAGTATCGTTCTAATCCTCTATCTTTTTGAACTTGATTACCAAAAATATTTTGTTTAACAGGTTTGAATAATCTTTTAACTTCTTTTTTATGTTTGTAACTAGGTTGAGCACCAGTAAAGTGTTCTAATTTAGTTCTATATAAATCTGGTTTCATATTTTGTTTTATTGAACCACCAAAGAAAGGTTCCATATTATTATGGAAAAATCCTGGTCTTTTTTGAGTATGTTGTGATTCTCGTTTAACTACAGGTTTCCATCCTTGTGTGTTACTAACATTTGATAATGGAATAATATCTTTTTCTTTTTGTATTATTTTTTGTTGTGATTGTTTAATAGGAACTCCAGAAGATTTTTTGATTGATACTGCTGGTCTTTGTTGTTTACTTTTTCTATTGTTAAACATTGGTGGAATAATATTAGTTTCTATAGGTTTTTTACTTTTTTTCCATAATTTATTTGCCATATTTTGTTCTTGTCGGCGTGCTTTTTTTACAGTATCAGAATTATATATTTCTTTTGAATTTGGTTTATCATGTTTAGAAACTTTTTTTCTTTTAATAGAAACTCTTTCTTCTCGCCCATCTTTATTTAAATAATACCCTACTCCAATGAGAGATGCTATTAAGTATACAGGTGTAGCCATTATAATATTTATATATATTATTAGATAATATAAAAATGATAAACACACAATTTAGATATTTATAATTAGAATATTTTAGTTATATTTTAATTATAAGAATTTGAATAAGATATATAATTTTGTTTATTTATATTTTATTTAAGTTGATTTACAGAAAACTTTATTTAATTTAAATGATTTATCATCTCTTCCATCAACTAATGTACATTGACAGTTCATTGCTGGTTTAGCTGCTTTGGCTTTTGGTAATCCGGCACTTTGATCAGTTGGGGTTGGAATTTGTGGAACATAATTGTCTCTGTTATATAATCTTGTATTGGCTCCAATATACATATTAGATCGAATTCTATTAAGTTGTTGTGGATTAAGACATTGGCTATGAAATCTGTCTACACTTTGTCCTCGTTTAAATTGTGGTGCTTCTAGACGAGTAGAGGTTGATTCTTGACTATTTTTACAAGATTCTGGATATTTTGGTGCATTTTTGAAATTACCTTTTACATAAGGAAATTTTTGTTTAGGATTATTAGACCATTTTCTTGTAGTTCCATATAAATCAGATTCAATATCAACAAGATCGTTGGTTTCGAAATTTTTAAAAACTCTACCAGCACGAACTCTTTGTTCTGGAGTTTCAGAAAAGCAGTGATCATCTCTAGAAAAGGCAAATGGTTGAATAGAATATTTACCTGGTTGAGTAGATTCATTTAATGAATGTTTATACGCATCGGTGTCATAAGTTAATCTTGAAAAGGACATTTTGACTATAATATATAATAATAAAAAGATATTTTATTTTCATTATTATATAAATTAATATAAAATTTATATTAATAGAATTTTGACTGCTTATTTATTACTTGCCTTATAGAAAGTTTACCAACATTTTTTAATATCGCATTGTTTGAAATTAACTTTTTTCTTATATTTAATTAAATTAGTTGGGCAAGATTTTTGTTGTGGTGCTGATGCACATTTTGGACCACTACCGAGTTGGTTGCAAAATTTATTTTTCTTTTCTGGACAGTTGGTTAATTGTTTTCCAAGTCCAAAAAGTTCATTTTCAATATCTACAAGAGATGATTTAGAGTTGAAGGAATCAGTTGATACAGGGTTTCCTTGTAATACTCCTAAGTATTCTGTTCTACATTGATTTGCATTAATAAATCTATTTTTTTCAATTATATGAGACAAAACACTTGTACTTTGTGTTAAATCTTTTTGGTAGGCGCAATTATCATACTTATTATTTGTAAAAGCCATAGTACTATATATTATTTTAAAGATAATTATTTTTACTAATAGCGAAATAATAAAAAAAAATTAAATTATTTTTTGTAAAATTTTGATGATTTTCTTTGAAAATCTCTTGCCGAAATACCTTGTTTATCTGGAAAAAAGTGTGGTTTTGTAGGATTGCCTATATTTTGAGAACCAATTTGAAATTTGTTAATATTTAAAAATGGAATTTCATTTTTGGGCATAGGATGCATACGTCCTCCTGTAATTTTTTCCGCAAATCTATCTATTGGTTTTGGTTCAATATTGGAACGAGTCAGGTCACTATCTATATCGACATTACACGTAGGAATATATCCATCATTATAAGATAATTTTAAATAATTTGTTTCTTCTATTTTTTTATCTCCAATAATTCCGTTTTTTTTTCCACATTTTCTGAATGGTTTTATTGTATGATTATAAAAATCACTAGATAATTTATTATCACCATTCATTTTACATTGTTCCATATTAAATTTTGTATTAATAAGAACATAATTACTAACATTTTTATTTTGATAATCAAAATTAGCAAAATCATAACTTAATCCTATATCTTGTGCATCTATACACGTAGTTTCTTGAGTTTTTAATAATATTTGTTTATTAGTTTTAGATTTTGAATCTTTTTTACTCATTCTTTTATTCTATATATAATTAAATATAGAATAAAATAAATCGTTAGATAATAAACAGAAATATATTAAGAAGTTATAATATATTATAAGTATATATGAATAATAATATGAATAATAATATGAATAAACAATCTTTTCAAAGAGAAATTAATGGACTAAGTAATTTAGGAAATACGTGCTATATTAATTCTGTATTACAATCAATTTGTTTGAATGATGATTTATGTTTTTTTTTATTATCGGACAAATATAAAAAAAAAATGAAAGTTGTTGATAATAAATTTATGACAAATTTAACTCGTACTTTAAGGGCAATGTATGATGTTAAAAAAATAATTGCTCCTATAAGTTTAATAAAAACATTAGATAATGAAATTGATAATTTAAGTATTCATTCCCAACAAGATGCTATGGATATTTTAATGGCTATATTAGATAAAATTGATACTATATTATCTCGCGAGGTAAATGTCAAAATTAAACCATTACCAAATTGTGATGACATAACAATTAATTCAAAAAAAGAATGGAGCACTTTTCTTCAAAAAAATTATTCTGAAATAAAAAAATTTTATTATGGGCAATTATGTTCAATCACACATTGTGAGGAATGTTTAAATGAATCAATTATATATGAACCAACAGCACATATTCCTATATCTTTACCGTCATTAGAGCAAAATGAATCAACTAATATTTACGATTGTTTTAAAACGTTTAATGAAAATGAAAAATTAGAAGGTGAAAATCAATATTCATGTTCGAAATGTGACAAAAAAACTGATGCTTTAAAGAGAATGTCTATTAAAATTACACCATCTCATTTGGTAATTCAATTAAAAAGATTTTATTATACAAATAATTATCAAGGTTGTAAAATACATAATTTTGTAGATATTCCTTTTGATTTAGATATATCTAGTATTGTTTATGACGGAGAAAATAAAGATTGTAAGTATAAATTATACAGTATAATAAATCATATAGGAAATTTTGGTGATGGTCATTATTTTACATTTTCAAAGGTAGCAAATAAATGGTATTGCTTTAATGATGAAAGTGTTCAAGAGATAGAACAAACTGCTGTTTCAAATAAATATGCTTATATACTTTTTTATAAAAAATGTAATTAATTAAAAAAAATAATAATTGCTGACACATTATCGGTAGAATATCTATTTTTAATTGAATGTATAACGAGACGCTTTGCTATATTTTTTTTTTCAATACCTTTAGTTAAATTATATCGAATAAATTGAATTATTTCATAATTAGTCATTACATCATACAAACCGTCTGATGCTATTACTAAATATTTATAATCTTTGGTTATTTTTCCTACTATGGTATCTGGGAAGGAGGTTAAACCTTTTTGTTTTAAAGCAATATCTCCCATTGACCGAGACATTGCTAATATTCCATTTAATCGTGAATTCATAACAAATCCATTATTTTGATATATTCTTTGTTTTTCATTATTATTATCTGGTTTATGATCAACTGATAATTGAATTATTTTATTACCTACTAGTCCAATAATACGAGAATCACCTGTATTGGCTACCGCAAATATTTTTGTTTGATTATTAATGAAAAGACTACAGGCAGTACTTCCAGATTTTTTATTATTTTTAAGAAACATTTTATCGGCATATAAATATGTTTGAGTTAAAATATTTTTAATATTGACATATCTATTTTTTTCATATATTTTGATAAATATCTTATACAAATTTTTTTTTAAAAAGTTAGCACAAGATTTTCCTCCATGTCCATCTAATATCGAATAAAAACATATATTTTTATTACATTTTGCTATAAATCTATCCTCCATATATTCTCGTTTCCCTTGTTCTTGATGAATCGCAGTTGTATAGAATATTTTATATCCCCCAGCATTTAAATTTCCATTTGTTAATTGTAAAATTCTATTATATAAATCTTTTTTTGTACCTTGTGTAGATATATTTTTTTTTTTTAAAATATTTTTAAGTTCATTAAATTTCCAATCGTGTAATAAAACTTTTTTTTTAATATTATAATGATATTTAATATTTGAATACATTTCTTTATTTGTTAAATTTGTTTTTAGACCTAATGATTTACATATTTTTTGTAATTCTGTTTTCTTCCATGGTTTTCTTTTACTATTTGTCAATCTTATAAACAAACTACGTGTTATCATTATTAATCTAGTTACTATATACAAATAAATTATTATATCTTATTATTATATCACAAATTGATATCATAAATTAATGATTTTCTAAATTTAGACTTAATTGTAATATAAAAATTGAATATTAATATTAATTATAAATTAATACTAGTGATGTCAAAAAATAAATATAGTCAAATAAAATTTTGTGATAAAAAAGCTTCATCGCTTGATAATAATACATTGCGAGAAATATGTAAACAATTAAAGTTTAAATATACTTATAATTTAAAAAAACAAAAATTTGAAATTTTAACTAATTCAAATATTAATTGTTTAAAAGAAAATCCACATTTAGTATCATTTAATTTAAAAGGGCACAATTTTTTACTATTTTTAACAACAATTAAAGGTAAAAAATATTGTTTATTTATTGAAAAAAAAAATAATGATAATATAAAAATATATTCTGTTAAATTTAGATTTGATATAGATTTATATAAGGGAACATTATTTGAAGGTATTTTAACAGTTAATAGCAAACAATGTTGGATTTATTTTATAAATGACATATTTTGTATGAATGGTGACAAAGTAAATAAAATATCTTTTAGTGAAAGATTAGAAAATATTTCTAATATTTTAAAGATGAAATATAAATATAATGATTTTTTGAATGTTTGTCACATTCAAATACAATCTTTTTTCTTGTATCATCATTTAGAAATGATTAAGAAAAATTCTGATAAACAAATAATCTTTCATCCAGAATATGGTACTCATAAATTTATATATTATATGAACAAAACACCTATTAAAGTAAATAATATAATTAATAGAGAAATGGTATTTGAAATACGATCAACTTATGTACCAGATGTATATGAATTATGGTGTTTTAAAAATAATAAACTTAGTAAAAATTCTATTGCAACTATATCTACATTAAAAACCAGTTTATTTGTTAGGAAAATTTTTGAAGAACATAAAACAAAGGAACCGCTCTATGTTGTATGTAAATATAAACAAAAATTTAATATAAATGGATGGGTTCCAATTAGTTTATCAAATAATATTAAACCGGATACTTTATAATTGTGTTAAAATTATCATATATATATATAAATAAGAATTATAAAATGTCAGAACTCACAGACGAACAAGTTAAAGCTTTAAATATTTTAATACAAGCTTTAATAAAAGGTAAAAGATTTAGATTATATAATGATAGAGAATGGAATATATTACAATCTATGTTAAAATATTTAGAATGGTAAATTATGTTATATTTTTAAATGCGTATATAAAAATATAAATAAATTATTATATATAATATATAGAATATGTCTACAGAAATTCCAAAATCCCTTTCTCAAGAAGAAGCTTTACGAGTTCTTTTAGTTGCTGTCTTTAAAGCACAATCAAAAGGAGCATATACTTTTGAAGATTCTGTTGTTCTTTCAAAAGCATCTAGAACTTTACGTAAAGATGAAAATGGAGAACCAATCAAATCAAATATTCCAAATGAATTTGGACAAGAAGAAGCATTACGAATTTTAATTGGTGCAATTAAAAAAGGACAATCTAAAGGTGTTTATGATATAGATACAGCTTCAGCTCTTTCAAAAGCTGTAAGAACTTTTGTAATAAAAGAAGCACCATCTTCAACTCAAGAAACTACAAAATTAGAAACTATTGTAGAAGATAATGAGGATAATGATGATGGCACAATTGTTATTTAATTTAAACAATGCGTATATTAAAAGATATAAATATATAATAATTTTATATAATATATATATATACAAATGGCAACCCCACAAACTACAACTCAAATTCCCGAAACTTTAACTCAACAACAAGCTATTGGATTACTTGTTCAAGGAGTACAAATCGCACAACAACGAGGAGCATATAATTTAGAAGAAGCTGAATTAATTGCTATTGCTATTCGTGCTTTTAAACCAGCTGAAGAACAACCAGCTGAAGAACAACCAGCACAACAACCAGCAACAGAAACCGCAACTACTACAGAAATTACAGAAACTTCCGAATAAATTTTATAAACTATTAAAAATAACTATAATCTAAATTTATATAATTCATATTATAGTTAATTATTAAATAATAACAAAAAAAATCATAAAAAATCATATATGTAGGATTTCGTCTTTAGTTTTTTCTAAATAATAAATAATATTATCAGTAAGAAAATATTTTTAATATAAAAATAGAAAATATTATAAAATTGTATGTAATATATCAGGATTTTTTATTTTGTAAGCAAGTTATAAAATATATAAAAAAATTGATTTTAAATAGTATTAATTAATTATAAATATGTCTAGTTCTAAACGAAGTAAAAAATACGTAAAAAAAACACATTACGAACATATTATTGATGTTCCTGATACATATATAGGAGGAATTGAATTAATAGAAGAAGAATTATATACTTTGGAAGAAAAAGATGAAAATATTAAAATGTTATACAAAAAAATTAATTATGTTCCTGGGTTAGAAAGGATATATGAAGAAATTTTGTTAAATGCATTTGATCAAACTGTTAGAGAAGGAACAGGTGTTTCAAAAATTAAAGTTGATATTAATCGTGAAACAGGTGAAATCTCTGTTTATAATGATGGTGAAGGAATTCCCGTAATAAAACACGAAGAATACGATGTTTGGATTCCGGCTATGATTTTTGGTGAACTTTTAACTTCATCAAATTATGATAAGAATCAAAAAAGAATTACTGGAGGTAAGAATGGTTATGGAGCTAAATTAACAAATATTTTTTCTACATCATTTAAAGTGGAAACTATTGATGGTAAAGAGAAAAAAAAATTTATAATGCAATTTGAAAATAATATGAAAGTTAAACATAAACCGAAAATTACAACAAATAGTTCTAAACCATATGTTAAAATTACATTTATACCAGATTTTCCTAAATTTGGATTAAGTGGATTTACAGATGATATATATAATTTAATGAGAAAGCGGGTATATGACATATCTGCTTGTTCAAATAAAAATGTAAATGTATATTTCAATGGTGAAAGAATCAAGGAAAAAACATTTGATCAATATGTAAATTTATATATTGGTGCTGATAAAACTGCTAAAAAAAGAGTTTATGAAGTATGTTCTGAACGTTGGGAAGTTATTGCAACAATGAGTGATGAAACATTTGAACATGTTTCATTTGTTAATGGTATTTCTACAAAAATGGGAACACATGTTAATTACATTGAAGGGCAATTAACTAGAAAATTGAAGGATATTATTTCTAAAAAAAATAAAAATATTAAAAATAGTTTTATTAAAAATAAAATTTCTTTATTTATAAAATGTTTTATTGAAAATCCTGTTTTTAATAGTCAATCTAAACAAGAACTTACTAGTAAAGTTAAAAAATTTGGTTCTACATGTACCTTATCTGATAAATTTATTAAATCTTTTTCAAAAACTGGTATTATCGAAGAAGTATTGAGCTTTGCTGAATATAAAGATGAAAGAAAGTTAAAGAAAACTGATGGTAAAAAGAAGGTTAGATTAACCGGTATCCCTAAACTAGAAGATGCTAATTGGGCTGGTGGTAAAAAATCAGATCAATGTAAACTTATATTAACAGAAGGAGATTCGGCAAAAACATTTGCAATCTCTGGTTTAACTGTTATTGGAAGAGATAAATATGGAATTTTCCCATTAAAAGGCAAACTTTTAAATGTAAGACAAGCGACTAAAGCTCAATTGTTAAAAAATGAAGAATTAACACATCTTAAACATATTATTGGATTAAAACAGGATTATAAATATAAAAGTTTAAAGGAAACACGTTATGGTGGTATTATTATTTTAACTGATCAAGATGTAGATGGTTCACATATTAAAGGCTTAGTTATGAATTGGGTTCAGCACTTTTGGCCAGAATTAGTTACATTAGGTTTTTTAATATCTATGGCAACACCAATTGTTAAATGTTTTAAAGGAAAAAAAATAGAAGTTTTTTATACTGAAACAGAATATGATAGATGGAGAACTAAAAATAATGATGGTAAAGGTTGGAGAATTAAATATTACAAGGGTTTAGGTACAAGTTCAGGGAAAGAAGCAAAAGAATATTTTGAGGATATTGATACTAAACTTATTAAATATATTGATGATGATAGTACTAAAACTGCTATTAATTTAGCATTTGGTCCATCAAAAGAATTTTCTAATACTAGAAAACAGTGGTTATATAACTACGAACGGGAAAATATTATTGAACAATCACAAAAAATAGTAACTATTAATGAATTTATTAATAGAGATTTGATTCATTTTTCAAATGCTGATAATATGAGATCTATTCCACATGTATTAGATGGATTAAAACCATCACAACGAAAAGTATTATTTTCGGCATTGAAAAAAAATCTTAAAAATGAAATTAAAGTTGCTCAATTTGCTGGTTATATATCAGAAAATTCAGCATATCATCATGGTGAAGCGAGTTTAATGGGTGCTATTATAAATATGGCACAAAATTATATTGGTTCAAATAATTTAAATTTATTAAATCCAAATGGTCAATTTGGTACCAGATATCAAAATGGTGATGACGCTGCTAGTCCGAGATATATATTTACTAATTTAAATGAAATAACATCTTACATTTTTAATAAAGATGATACACCAATTCTTAATCATTTAGCAGATGATGGTAAAATTATTGAACCTGAATTTTATGTTCCAATTGTTCCTATGATTCTAGTAAATGGAACTAAAGGAATTGGAACAGGATTTAGTACTGATGTTCAATCTCATAATTTAGGTGAAATTATAAAAGCATTAAAAGATAAAATTAAAGGTAAAACTCCAAAGAAGTTACATCCCTGGTATAGAGGTTATACGGGAGAAATATCTTATCTAGGTAATGATGATATAGATAATCATAAAGATAAAGGAAAATATCTAATTACAGGTAAATTTAATATATATGATGAAAAGAAATGTATTATTGAGGTTACTGAAATTCCAATTGGAGTTTCTACTGAAAAGTATAAAGCTGATTTAGAAAAGTTAATTCTAGATAATTCAAAGGATATTAAAGCAGCAGTTCGTAGAGCACAATGTATTACACATTTTGATAATTATTCAACTGAATCAAAGGTAAGATTTTTAGTTTATTTTGATAAAACAAAATTTGCTAAAATTTTAAAAAAACAAGATGGATTTATCAATGTTTTAAAATTATCAAAATCGCTTACTACAAATAATATGCATCTTTATAATCCACAAGGTGTGATTACAAAATATGAAACAACAAATGATATTTTGGATGAATATTATAATTTTAGATTAAATTTTTATAATACTCGGAAGCAAAATATGATAACATCTTTGGATAAATATCTTCGTATATTAGAAAATAAAGTAAGATTTATTAAAAAAGTAATCAATCTTACTATTAAAGTATTTAAAATGAAGATTGATAATGTTAGAGACCAATTAGAAAACAAAAAATTTGAAAAATTTGACATAAACAATTCTGGTAAAATATCTTATGATTATTTAACTAGTCTCCCTATTCATTCTCTTACTGAAGAAAAAATCATAGAATTAAAAGATTTAAGAGATAGTAAAAGAGAGGAATTAAAAATTTTAGAAGAAACTACAATTCAAGATATGTGGACATATGATTTAAATGATACCTTAGAATTGAATAAAAAATATAATAAAATTCTTCAAACTGAAAGAGATAATGAAACTATTCAAAAGACAAAGTCTCAAAAAAAATCACAAAGAAAGAAAAAAACATAATTTCGTTTTTTGTAAAATAAATTAAAAATTAAAACGAGTCCTTAATTTATTTTAATTAACGTTCAGAAATATATTGGCCAAAAACAGAACTTGGAATATGTTCTTTTTCAATGCTTTTTATTTCTACAGATTTTTTTTTACAATTTTGATATTTTTTAATCCATTTTGTATAAACAAATTTATTATCTTTTTTTTTAAATAACATTGGATATTCTGTAAAATCTATAACCTGATTTACAAAACAACATCGTGGAATATTGCTCATATTTGATATATTAAGTTATAATTAACATAAATATTAAAAAAATCAATTTTTATACGACATATAACATAAAATTATTTTTAACGTAATTAATATACAGATTATTACAAATAGAAAACCGAATACAATATATATATATATATATAAATTTTGTTCATTCGGATCTACATGAGGACCATCAGCATTTGTTCTGTTACCATATAAAACATCTAGTATATCAACATCGTGTTTATTAGGATATCTATTTGAATTATATATATCATAATCCATACACGTATCTAAATCACTTCCATCTTCACTCTGATGACCAATACCAACACCATGACCAATTTCGTGACATAATACTTGTTGCCATTGACGAGTGTTTAAAGAATAATGTAGATTAACCTTTGATATTGAACGTATAATATAGCCATCATCAGTAATCACTATCTCATTGAGACCATACCAATCATTATCGCCGTAATCATCATTAAATGATTTTATCATTGCTCCTTCACATGCGGTTTTAACAAAAGTTAAATTTGTTGGTATATAAATTTTACCTGTTCCATCTTGCTTTTCGGGAATATGATTCCAATGATAAACAACATCTGCTAACATATTTGACCAATCAATATTACTTGTTGTATGGCAATCGCCAACTGAAACAACTAAATTTTCAGTTGTTTTTCTCCATTTAAAATTTTCCCAAAAATGATTTAAAAGTTGTCGGCTATTTTTATTTTTCTTATTAACTGGAAAACGATAAGTTATTTTTGTTAAATTTGTTTCTTTGTCATAATCTTGTTCATAATCTTGTTCGTGACATAAAACAATTGATTTGCATAAACAAAATAATGTTAAAATATTTAAAAACATGTTTAATAAGTTTTTTATTAAATTCTTATTAAATCGTTCTAAAATCAATTTTAAAAATATTTATCCCGATTCTTCATATTTAGGAGCCAAACATAATTTTATTGAACCTAACGAAGCACATGTATAACGAATGATTAATGGGTAATCATTTTTAAGATACATTTCAATTGAGTTACATAAATTAGTACATTTACAGAAAGATATAAGATGTTTTGTTGAAAAAACACCTTGAACAATTTCTTCTGGATTTGCTTTAGTAAAACTAATACCATCCATAGTTTCTCCAATAATGGTTTCTTGCGTTGCGAAATCCCCAACGCAGCTAAACATTAATTTATTGCCATAACTCTTGATTTCAATTTCACTAGAAAGATTGTTCATATCTTTAACTATTTTTTGAAAATCGACCGATGGTAATGTAATAACTGAATCAAATGTTGTTGGGGGGACAACAATATTTTCTTCATCAATTTCCATCAAATTTAATTTATAATTAGTAACTGAGTTTTTTTCACCATTTTCTATTTTAATACCTAAAACACCTTGATTTCCACTATCTACGTATAAATTTAAAGTATCATCATTACCAATAGTTCGTATTAATTTAAATAAGTTAATCATATTTACACCTAAAACAATCGGTTGTTTACAATAATAAAATTCAAAATCATCTGATTGTAATCGTAAGTGTACTAATACAGTATGTGTCGAATCCATTTTCATTATTTTCATACCAGTTTCATCAAATTCCATATTGGCATCAGTCAAGATTTCTTTTAGAGCTTCAATCAATATGCGAAATGCTGAACTTTGGACAGTTTTGACATCTAAAATTTTTGACATTAGTTGTTATAATAATTATTATAAGTTAATTACTTAAATACTTTAACGAAAACTTCAAATATATTAAAAATATTTATTTCTGTTTATACTATATATTAATAATGAGCAATCGAACCAATAAATGTTATAAACCTTATTATATTAATGATGATTGTAAAGTAAAATCACAAAGCAAATATATGGTTATTGAAAATATTAAAAAGAAAGAGTGTTCATCGTCAAAAAAATTTCATTGTCATTATAAAGCAACGGGGGAATTAGTATGTAAACCAAATATAATCGATATCCACGATTATATGAGAAAAAAAAATTCTATTGATGCGAATAAACAATATAAAGAAGTTTCTCAAGGTGGAATTCAAAAGGCACAATGTTTATATGATGCTTTTGGTAATTTAGTATGTGATATAAATAGTAATTATTAATAAATAAAAAATTGATTGTATATATAAAATAACAACAAAAATAAACATGAACATCATTGAACTATCTAAAAAATTATACTCAGAAAAACCAAAACCTGCCTGTACACAACGTATCTCTTTGATAGAAGGCCATTCATTAAATGAACAATTCGAAATTATTTCACTTGTGGTATTAGAAGGTTTAGAAAAAAAATTGGTATGTAACCCAGCATTTGATAAATGTGAAGATAAAAGAAAGTTTATTTTAAGAATGACTATATTGTTAAAATTATACTTAGCAAGTGTTGGTGTAAGATTAAATATAGAATTAGTATCAAAAAAAGATATTAAAGGTGTGAAATTAGTAAAATCACCGAACTTCTGGAAAATCAAAAAATATAAGATGGATTTAAATTGTTTATATAAACATTATAAAAACGGTAAAGAAACTATATTATATTATAATCCAAAGAGTAAATTAACATCAATTAATGATGGAATGATTATTGTAAAAATCGGAGGCAATTGTTTAAAAATCACATTTAAGCAATATTAATAAATTATACATAACTGGAGAATCTTGTAGTTGTATCATTGTGTAAATTATACCAGTATCTTCTTATAAAAAAATATAGAAATATAAAATTGAAACATTATTTTTTGTAAACATAAACATAAACATAAATATTTATAAAAAATGATGTTAATGGCTCAAAGAGAAGATAGAGATATTCCTTTATTACGGTTAGATGATTACGATGATGAAGAGGAAGAATTATCTCCATGTTTAATGAAATTATATAAAGTTTTTAATTGGTTTTCACTATTAGTGAGTACTTATTTGATTTCAAATAGTGTATTATTAAAATTCAAATATTTAAATTATATTGAATTGGATGATAGAATTCTTTATCCATTATTTGGTATTGGTGTTTTATATTTTATTTGTTCTTTACCTTCGTTGTATTGTTGTCTTAAAAGAGCGTGTATAAAATCATATTGTTTATATTTTATGTACGCATCATTTATTTTAGAAATTGGTTATGGAATTATTTTATATACACAAAAATCAGAATTATTTGAAAATTTTGGATTGAAAATATTTTTATTATCTTTATTTTCTTTTCATTTAATTTATCTTAATTTTCTAACAGCATTAAAATATCAGAAGTGTTAAATATGAAAAGTAAATATCTAAAAAGATAATAAAGATGAATTATTATCAAATATTGGAAATTGATATTGATGCGAACGATGATTTGATAAAAAAAAATTTTAGACAATTATCTAAAAAGCATCATCCTGATAAAGGTGGCGATGAATTAATTTATAAAAAAATAACAGAGGCTTATAATGTGTTAGGAAACTTAGAAAAAAAGAAAGAATATGATAATTTATTATTTACTGTAAAACCTAAACAACAAACAATTATTTTAAGTGATGATGATGAAGAAGATGAAGAAGAAGATAATATAATACCGGAACAAACTTTTTTCCGGCAAAAACAGAGAAAAACGAATTACTTTCAAAAAAGAGATCCATTTGAAAATGTAATAAATAAATTTATGCAAGATAATCGCAATTATATAAATTTGGAAGATGATGATGATAATAATGAACAAGATGAAAAAATTAATATTTTATTAAAAAAATTATATAATGGTAATCATCTTAGTACTGAAACTCTTGAAATAATAAGCAATAATTTTCCATATAATATCTCACATATTACAAATTTATGGAAAAATATTTTACAAAAAGAAAAACAAACAATAAAAGAGGAAAAAAAAATATATAAAATATCTACACCAATCAGTAATTTAATAACAACAAATAAAAAAAAAATAGTAATAAATTATTCAAATGTGTGTACTAAATGTTTGGGGATATTTAAGTATTATAAATGTAGGGGTTGTTTAACCACATATAAAAAAAAAATGAATAAATGTTTAGAATGTCATACAATTTTGAAAACAATTTATTGTAAAAAATGTAAAGGAACAGGTAAATTAAATAAAAAATTATCATTTAATATTGCTTTACATATGATGGAAATAATACCTAAAAATTATAAAAATATTATGATACAAATAATTCCAAAAAAATGTGATAATTTTAATATTATAAATGATATTGATTTAAAGACAAAATATAATATTTCACTTTATGATTGTATTTTTGGAACTACTATAAAAATAAAATACTTTACTCAAAAGATATTAGTTATAAAAATTCCCCCTAGAGTTGATATTCACATACCATTTATAGTTAAAAATTATGGAATTTTTAATAAAACTGGAACTAAGCGTGGAAATTTATTAATTGAATTAGTACTTAAATATCCTCAAAATATTAATGAAAAATCCAAATTATTACTTAAGTCTTTATCATAAGAATAGATATAAGTATGTAATAAATATAATAAATATAATAATGAGTTCGTTTGGTCGTTTATATAAAGTAACAACATTTGGTGAATCACATTGTAATAGTGTTGGGGTAGTTATAGATGGATGTCCTTCTAATTTAGATTTAACAGAAGATGATATTCAATCTCAATTAGATAGAAGAAGACCTGGTCAGAGCAAAATTTCAACTGAACGAAAGGAAAACGATAAAGTAAAAATTCTTTCTGGTACAGAAAGAGGAAAAACTCTTGGAAGTCCAATTGGTGCTATTGTAAAGAATAGAGATATGAGACCAGAGGATTATAAATTTGATAAAAATAGTTATCTTGTTCGACCATCACACGCTGATTTAACATATCATTTGAAATATGGAATACATGCTTCTAGTGGTGGTGGAAGATCTAGTGCTCGTGAAACTATTGGAAGGGTAATAGCAGGAACAATTGCTGAAAAATGGATGTCTGAAAAATATAATATAGATATAGTAGCTTGGGTGAGTTCAGTTGGAAATATTAATTTTGACATATTTAATGATAAATATAAAAATTTGTATCAAACACTAAGTCGTCAAGATGTTGATAAATCAATTGTTCGTTGTCCTGATGAAAATATAGCTCAAGAAATGATTAAATATATTGAACAATTAAAAGATGATGGTAATACAACTGGTGGAATTATTAGTTGTGTTTGTAGAAATGTTCCGCAAGGATTAGGGGAACCATGTTTTGATAAATTAGAGGCGAAATTAGCACATGCGATGTTATCAATTCCATCAACTAAGGGATTTGAGATTGGTTCTGGTTTTGCTGGAACAAAATTAACTGGTAAGGTTCATAATGATATTTTTATAAAAAAGGATAATAGAATTGGAACTATTACAAATAATAGTGGTGGTATCCAGGGTGGTATAACAAATGGGGAAGATATATATTTTAAAGTAGCATTTAAACCAGTATCAACAATTAAAATAACGCAACAAACGGTTGATTTATCTGGTATTTCTAAAACTTTAAAAGCGAAAGGTAGGCATGATCCATGTGTTGTTAATAGGGCAATTCCCATAGTAGAATCAATGGCAGCGATGGTAATAATGGATGCTATTTTAATACAAAAAATGAGAAATTAAAATCTTTATATAATATATAAAATATGATTAAAACATTTAACGAAATTTTCAATAATATATCTCCTTTTTTAACACCTCAATTTATTGCTGATATGATGGTTAAAACAGCACTTTTGTTTTATATATCATTTTATTTAAGTAAAATGATTGATAATTTATTTCCAGATGTCGATGAAACTAAGAGTACTCCAATGATTTGGATAGAATTATTAATACAGGGAGGTGTATGTGCTGTAGTAGCATTTTTATATAGAGCTATTTTAACCCAATTAGGAAATAAATTTGACTTTTTGGATGATGAAATGTCTGATTTATCAACAAAAGGAGCTTCTTTAGTTGGTGGTATGTCTTTCCTTGGAATGCAAAAAAATTTAAAAGCAAAATATAAAATTTTGAAAGCAAAAGCATAAAAATTTACATAAGTTGTTTTACAATTTTAAACGATATATTGTTATATAAATTATATATAAAAATTGATTTAAAAATTAATTTTTATATATAAAATAAAATTGATTTTAGTTTTAATAAGTTAATTAATTATGGAAAATATTCAACCAACTCACGAATTTATTAAACAAGTGAATAAATATGAATCCGTTGTTGATGATAATATTACGTTAGATAGTAATACAACTTGGGAAATTGTACGTTCATATTTACAACAACATAGAGGAAAGCAATTAGTTGCTCATCAATTAGATTCGTATGATAATTTTATTGAGTATGATATACCGAATATAATTAAGGAACATAATCCGATTTTAATTACTAAATTATTTCAAGATAGTCGTTATTCTAAAATTCAATATCAAATAACTTTTGAAAAACCGAATATAAGTAATCCTATTACAACTGATAGTTCGGGTAGAGTAAAGAAGTTATATCCAGATGAAGCGAGAATACGGCACTTAACTTATTCGATGCCTTTGAGTATTGGTATAAAACAGACTGTTATTTATTATGATAATAATAACAATATAGTAAATAGAAGCAATACTTTTGCGAATAGAATAGTCGTAGGACATATCCCAATAATGGTTTGTTCAAAATATTGTTTAGTAACTCGTAATATACATAATTATAAAAATATAGGCGAATGTCGATACGATTTAGGTGGTTATTTTATTATAAATGGTAGTGAAAAGGTGATAGTTTCTCAAGAACGAATGTGTGATAATAGACTTTATATATTTAAAATGAGACAGACAAAATATTCACATATTTGTGAATGTCGTTCTAGTAAAAATATTAGTGATATTTATCATTTAATTCAAGTAAAAATTTTATCAAAAGATGGATTAAGTGGAAAATGTACATTAAAAGTTCGTATCCCTCATTTACGTGAAGATATACCAATATTTATTTTATTTCGTGCTTTGGGTTTTACATCAGATAAAGAAATTATTTCATTTATTACTGGAGACGTAATAGATAACGATTATATTGAATTATTGAAACCGTCTATTATAGAAGCGAATAATTTAATATTTCAGGAAAAGGAGATTGAAACACAGGAAGAAGCTTTAAAATATATAAATAATTATTTAACTACTAGATGTACTAATGTAACTGATTATATAAATCGTAGTCTTTTACCACATATTGGTGATAATCCAAAAAATAAGTGTTATTTTTTAGGTTATATGATAAAATGTTTATTAGATGGTATTTTAGATAAGCGATGTCTTTCTGATAGGGATCATTATGCAAATAAAAGAGTAGAGTTGCCTGGAACTTTATTATCACAAATATTTAGACGATTATATAATAAAATGTTAAAAGATTTAAAAGCATCTATTTATAAAGAGATTAGTACAAGTTGCGAAGTTAATATTACAAAATTAATAAAATCTTCGACAATTGAAAATGGATTTAAATTTGCTTTAGCAACGGGTAATTGGAATATAAAAGCAGGAGTAAATAAAAAAGTAGGTGTTGCTCAAGTATTAAATCGACTAACTTATTCAGCAACTCTTTCACATTTACGGCGTTTAAATACTCCAATTGATAGATCTGGTAAATTAGTCAAACCTCGTCAATTACATAATACACATGTTGGAATATTATGTCCAGCGGAAACACCAGAAGGGCAGTCAGTCGGCATAGTTAAAAATATGGCATTAACTGCTAATATAACAATTGGTTCTAGTATTGAACCAATTAAGCAAATTTTATTTGATAGTGATTTAATAAAACTTCAAGATTTAAAATATAGTGATTTAAATAACACTACTAAAATTTTATTAAATGGAGATTGGGTTGGTTCTCACACAGAACCAATAAAAATTATTAAAAAATTACGTAATCTACGAAGAAGGGCGGAAATTGATTATCAGAGTTCAATTGTTTTTGATACAAATTCAAATGAAATTATTATTAATACTGATACTGGTCGTTGTAGTAGGCCATTATATGTAGTTGGTGATGATAATAAGTTATTAATTAAAAATGAACATATGAAAAAAATAGTTTCAGGAGAGTGGTCTTGGAAACATTTAATTCGTTTTGGTTTAGTTGAATATATTGATGTTGAAGAAATGGAACTTTGTATGGTTGCAATGAATATTTCTGATTTAGAAGGTGCTGAAATTAAATATACTCATTGTGAAATTCATCCAAGTTTAATGTTAGGAATTTGTGCTTCAATGATTCCATTTCCGGATCATAATCAATCTCCGAGAAATACTTATCAATCAGCTATGGGTATCGTGTTTGCCCAATAAGATTAGGTTAGTCGCAAGGCTAATAGAGTTATTATAAGCTAGCTACCTTTTGAAAAGAAGGTCATTTAATAAGACTTATAATAACGAATTCATGTAAATGAATACCTAAATCTTAGTCCGTCTATCTGTCTATAAATCCCTATAAGATGTATATCGAAATGGGTGTGACATAAAAAGATAGATCCTATGCCCTCGACAGGGGGAAGGCATCTTACAAAAGATGGAGGCAAGATAAGTGAAAACGGTCAAGGTCCTTTATTTCAGGAATTAGACCGTCGGTATTATACAATATCGCTACAGACTGGGTCACTTATCGGTGTCTAATAGATTAATCTATTAGATGCTTAATGTACAGTCGGGACGACACTCTAATTTATTAGAGAACAACCTTTCAGAGTAATTATATAGAAACCATATATACCTTCCTAAAATTTAGATGGTATTTGTGGGGGAATATATAATAACTATGACGAAAGGCTTATTACCATATAAGAAATAAATATTTTAAATTGGTAATTTGTCGTATTGAAACAGGCTATGGGTGTAAGTTGTACTACATTTTTAAATCGTGTAGATACATTGTGTCATTTTCTTCATTATCCTCAAAAACCATTAGTAACTACAAAAGTTTCAGATATATTAAATTTAAATGAATTACCAGCCGGTGAAAACGTTATTGTTGCTATTGCTTGTTATTCAGGATATAATCAGGAAGATTCCTTAATAATGAATCAATCGTCAATTGATAGAGGTCTTTTTAATTCAACATTTTATAGAACATATAGAACAGAAGAACGTAAAAATTTATCAACTATGGCTGAAGAAAAATTTTGTAGACCGGATAAATCTGAATGTTCTGGATTAAGACATGGTTCTTATGATAATTTAAATGAAAATGGTCTTGTAAAAATTGGAACAGTAGTATCAGGAGATGATGTAATTATTGGTAAGAAGACACCAATAATGAATATTCCTTCAAGATCAAAGAAAAATGTTTCATATAAAGATAATAGTATTTCCCTTCGTTCAAATGAATCTGGAATAGTAGATAGAGTAATTTTAACTACAAATACAGATGGATATCGTTTAGCTAAAGTTAGAGTTAGATCTCACAGGATTCCACAGGTGGGAGATAAATTTTCCTCTCGACACGGACAGAAAGGAACAATTGGTATGGTTTATCGTGCTGAAGATATGCCTTTTACAGAAGATGGAATTACACCTGATATTATTATTAATCCAGCGTGTATTCCTTCGCGTATGACAATTGGTCAATTATTAGAATGTACTTTAAGTAAAAGAGGTGCTATTGAGGGAAAAAGATATGACGGAACACCATTTAATAGATTAAATGTGGATGAAATTTGTGATGAGTTCAAAAAATATGGATTTAATAGAAAAGGAACTGAAGTATTATATAATGGTCAAACTGGTGAAAGAATTCAAACAGAAATTTTTATCGGACCAACATTTTATCAACGACTGAAACATATGGTGAAAGATAAAATCCATTGTTTGCGATTAGACCACGACGTTTTAACGATAGATGGTTGGAAAAACCACGAAACATTAAAAATGGAAGATAAAATAGCAACATTAAAAGATGGTCAATTAGTATATGAAAAACCATTAAATATATTTTATTATCCAGATTACAAAGGTAAAATGTATAGAATAAAAAATCAAAATATTGATTTGAATGTAACTGCTAATCATAGAATGTGGGTATCAAGAATATACAGTAGAAAACATATTTGGTTACCTCATAAATTTGAATTAGCTGAAGATATTGTTGGAAAACGTAGAAAATATTTAAAAAATGCGGAATGGAATTGTGATGATTATCAATTTGTTTTACCAGCAATTACTGATGGTAATAACAAATATCACGAAGAAAAAAGACCTGATATGAATTCCTGGATTACATTCTTTGGAATTTGGATTGCGGAAGGATGGGCTAATAAAGGAAAATGGACAACAACATTTGCTGTTAATAAACAGAGAGTAAAAGATGTATTATATGAAGCAGTAGAAAATATGGGATATCATTATCACGTATTAAATGAAAAATTACGAATTAATAATAGACAATTGACTGAATATATGGAAAAATTATCATTAGGTGCTCCAAATAAATATTTACCAGATTGGGTATGGAAATTAAGTAAAACACAATCTCAATTACTAATTCATTCAATGCAGTTGGGTGATGGTTGTTGGTGTAAAAATACTACTGCTTCGCGATATTATACAAGTTCAGATAAATTAGCGAATCAATTTATGCAGTTATGTTTACATGCTGGTTGGAGTAGTAATAAATTGTTACATTCGAAGGCATATGCGAATAAAGTTATAATAAAAGGAAGAGAAGTTATTAATCAACATGATATATGGAATTGTAGTGTAATAAAAAGTAAAAATTGTCCAGAAGTAAATCATGGACATACAAAAAGGCAAAAAATTCAAGAAGAAGAATTATATGATTATGAAGGTCCAGTATATTGTGTAGAAGTTCCATCGGGTGTGTTTTATACAAGACGAAATGGTAAAGCATGTTGGACAGGAAATTCGCGCTCGACCGGTCCAGTTCAGAATTTAACGAGACAACCGGCTGAAGGAAGAAGTAGAGATGGAGGTTTAAGATTAGGTGAAATGGAGGTAGATTGTTTATTATCACATGGAACATCTGGATTTTTAAAGGAAAGAATATTTGAGTGTTCGGATATGTATAATGCTTATGTATGTAATCAATGTGGTTTATTAGCCACTGTTAATCCCCAAAAGAATATATATATATGTCATTCTTGTGGAAATACAAATAATTTTTCAAAAATAAATTTACCTTTTGCTTCAAAATTATTGTGGCAAGAGTTGTATAGTTTAGGTATTGTTCCTAGAATTATAACATAAAATAATTATAATCCTACATTCTTTTCATCTTCGAGCGTATTATTATATAATGTGGAAAATTGTGAATGTAAAGATAAAGGTGTCAAATCATCGACTTCTAAAACAAGATTATTATTTTCTTGAACTAAAATCGGTTCGATTTCATTATTAGTATTAGTTATTGGACGACGATATTTATCTCGTTCATCTTTGTAGTAATATACAAGTGATGCAACAATTAACATAACAAAAGCATACCAATCGGCAACAGTAACTGGGGAAGCGGATATACCAGCTAGTTGTGGAAAACTAGCCAAATATGATGTAATAGGTGTTTTAAGAGTTCTAATAATGATGAATAAAACTGCTGAACCCTCTTGAATAATAAGAAACATTAAAATATTAGAAATTGTAGAAATAAAATTAAATAATATAAACCACAAAAATGCGTCTTGACATTCATCACCTGGGTTACTATTAATTCCAGCAAACTGGCATTTAAATGCTTCTGACATATGTTTTGGAAAATTACTAAAAGTAAGAGTATGACTAGATAATATAGTAATTGGTAGAAATATAAATCCAATTAATAATTGATACAAACATATCCAAGAATTCATCCACCAAACGCTAACATTAACTTCTTTTAATTTCTTTTCTTTGTAAACATACGACGCTGTTCCTGGAATAATTGAAGACATATATACAAACATCCAACCAATATGTAAGCTTACGTCGTGTTCCATAAAATTTGGAATAAAAGATACTAATATACCATATAATGTTAAAAATATACCAAGATAATGAGATGGATAATATCTTCTTCCCAGAAAAATAAATGATGAAAGTGCTACTAGTGGTAAATTTACTTTATCAACAATTGACATAATAACTATACTTAAATATGGAATAGGAATTGTAGCTAATAATGCGTTAAGTCCATCGAATGATGCTATTGCTATCATATCCTTACGGGATACTTTATTATTTTCAGTCATATCTAATTTATTAATCAAGTGTAAATAAAGTGTTGGGATATAAAAAAAAATTAATCCAAATAAAGGAAATAATATAGATCCTGATATTACTGTATAATTATTCATTGAATTTATCCACCTAACATTTAACAAATAATCAATACTAGTAAATGCTAATAATAAAATTAAGTATAGTGTTAGTTTTCCAAATTTAAATGAAATATTATTACTGAACCAATCTTTAATATAATTTATTCTGATGTTCAACATTACTAATAAGGGTTTTATTACATATCAATGTGTTTATTTACTTAATATAGGTTTCAAAAAAATATTAATATATGATATATATATAATATAGAGTTATAATGAGTTTAGATTCAAATGATACATCAGAAAATATATTACAAGATATTGATAATTATGTCAATTTAATTAATGTTAAATTAACAGAATATAAAGAAAAGTTAGAAACAAATTATAAGATGGATTTGATAAAGGTAAATAAAAAAATGGAAAATTTAAATAAACAAAAAGACTTTTATAAAAATCAAGTTTCAAATTTAACAAATGATAAAAAATCATTAATTAAAATTAGAGATGATTTAGTCAAACAATTGGAAACTTATAAACAACAATTAGATGATGTTAAAAATAAAAAGAAAAAAAAGTTAGGAAAAACCATAATATCAAAAAAAATAACTAAACGAATAGAGTCTTTAAATTTTCAAATTGAAAATATAACAAAGGAAATAGATGAAAATAATAAAAAGATAAAAACTTTAAAATCTGATGAGCAAATAAATCAAATTAAAAACATTAATAAAAAACTAATGGAACGAAGAGGTGAATTAAAAAAAGAAATAGATTTATATGATGATATAATAAATTTACCATCATTCGGGAAAAAACAATGTAAAATTGGATATGGCATGAATCCTAAAACTAAACGATGTGTTAAATTAACTGGTAAGCTTGGTAAAAAATTAATTGCACAAGGATTGATTGCTGTTTGTGAAAAAGATCAAATATATAATCCATCTACAAATAAATGTGTTAAAAGAAGTGGAAGGCAAGGTAAAAAAATATTAGCAAGAATTGGTGTTAGAGATAATAAAAATCTTTTGGGAGATTATTATAAAAGTCAGCAACGAATTTTAGAAGAAATAAATGAAAGAGTAAAAAGAGTTGAACTAACTTTGGATGAATGTCGTACTATTAATCGTAATTTAAACAAAGAAATTACAGATTTAAAAGTAGAAAAGCAAGATATTGATTTAAAATACACGGAAAAAAATAAACAAATTACAAAACAACTTTTATTAAATTAAATTTCAATAAATATTATAATATAATCATATTATATATTTTAAATATATAATATGACTACTAATAAATGTGTATCTCGGGATAAATTATTAAAGAAACTAAAAACATGGTTTGTAAAAAATAAAGGAAAAACAAAAATAACGATAGTTATTTCTCGGAAAGAATGTGCTTCAAACGCAACGGCTAATGTTAAATTAAATGATAATAATAACGTAATATCAATACCAAAATCATTATTGATAGTAGCCGATGATGTATATCACTTACCTATATGGAATACTAATATTAGATATAGTAATATTAATAATAAATCTAAATTAGCTATTGCTGTATTATGGCATAAAAATAAGGGTACAAAAAGTTTTTTCAATCATTATATAAATATATTACCAAAAAATTTGAAACATATTCCAATATTTTGGACAAAAAAGATTAAAAATTTGGTAGAAAATACGTATTTTGGTTTATTATTACAAAATCGGAAGATAGAATTAGATAATGAATACAATGATGTTAAAAAATGTTTAAATGGTAAATTAAAAATAACAAAAAAAGAGTTCATGTGGGCAAGGCATATAGTTGGATCTCGTAATTTTGGAATTATGATAAATGGTATATCTAAAAATATTTTAGCTCCTTTTGGAGATATGTTAAATCATTCAGATACTAATAATGTATCATGGTCATTTAATGATAATTCAAATGCTTTTGAATTTAAATCCAATCGAATTATTTTGAAAAATGAAATAATTAATATAACATATGGAAAAACAAAAATGGATTACTATGTATTATTATATTATGGTTTTTTTCCACAACGTAATAGACAGATTATATTTGATGGCTATGTTCTTTCAAATATTAAACAAAACTTGCCAAAAAGTGTACAAAAAAAAATAAAAAAGCATTTAGATAGTTTTCCAACAACACTAGAACAAGATATAAAAACATACAAGACAATGAATACATCTAAAGAATCTAATTTAATCGTTGCTACAAAAGTGCTTATCAATGAGAAAGAAATATTAAATTTACATATTTAGAATTTTATTGATACAATGTTCTTTTCAAATTATTATAAGTTGGTTTGCCAATATCTATCTTAATAATTATTAGTAACTTATAATCTTGAAAAATTTTCATTTAAATTTCTTTGATATCTTTGATTTCTTTGATTTTGTTGTAAATTAGTTTGATTTCCTTGATTCTCCTTTTTTTTACAAGAATTATAAGTAAGCATTGTAAAATGAGCACTCATTGTAATTAATAAAAAAATTGTTAAACTTATAATTAAATAACAAATTGGATGTGATGCTAATGTAAATTTTATATCATCTAATGCTAAACTTTCAATAGTTAGTTGATCTACGATAATTGGGGGGACCGACATATTTATTTTAATATATGAATATCTTTGTGTTTTAATCTTTAACTTTAATTTAATAAAAAATTAAATGAAACTTAAGTTTTATGATGTTGGAAGCTTATTTAGTATATTCACATATCAGGAGTTCTTAAAAAAAATTATCTATCGTAGATACAAAAGCACAAGATGTTAAAACAACTAATGACAATGGAATATTCATCATTTGTTGTAAAATTTCTATTTTGATTACAAAATGGTTTCGTGTAAATAAAAATAAAAATTAAACAACAAATTGGATGTGATTCTAATGTAAATTTTATATCATCTACTGCTAAATTTTCAATAGTTAGTTGATATACGATAATTGGATTCGAACGGAATAGTTATAGCCGTCTTATATCATTTTGTAAATAAATATCTTCTAATAAAACATTTTTTGATTTATTTCTTATTTTCATACATATTGTATATGACAATATTGAAAAGAAGATTATCATAGTTAAAAATAAAATTGTTGTTAAAATATACATGAATAAAAAACTTGGATATTGTGATAAATTTTTAACTCCATCTAATGTAAATTCTTGTATTGTGACATTCTGAATTACTACTGGCCAGCCTAATGGTGAACTACTATTCAAACTCATTATTAATTAAATATTTGGTAATATTTAATTAATAATATTTATTATTTAACAAATTTTTATTTAACTATTATAATACGCATTGATTGTATTATTAACAAAATCACGATATACTTTTACATTCTTTAGCCTACTTTCTAATGTTGGTACTCCTTCTGGTAAAAAAGGGGTATTTACTACATTTTTATAAGGTAAAGAAAAATCAGGTAATATTAAAGGTTGGTCGGGAAAACAATCTAAAAACATAGCAAACTGTTCGCGAGTAATTTTTGAATTAATACATGACCGAACACAATGAGGAGTTGCTCTTAAATGTCCTCCACTTAATAATTGAAACATTTCTCCAAGTTGAACGCCAAAGCAATTTTCTGGAATATCAACTTTTACAACATCTCCATTTCTTGATTTTATATAAAGACCGCATTCATCTGGTTTTTTAATTTTATTACCATTTAAATCTAAAAATAAAGGTGATGGCAATACAGTAATACTACCATGATCTAAATGCCATCCACATAAACCATCTTGCTGACAATTATATTTTTTTTCTCTTGGAAAATAATGTAATAATCTTCCTTTATAAGTTTTAGATTTTTTTATCATATTATAGAATGTATTTTCTTTATGAATATTGTCAGAAATTTTTTGTAAATATTTATCAAGATGATTACATACTGATAATCCAATATTCAATTGGATTTGACCCAATTCTTTAAATGCAAATTCAAATTCAGGTAAAATATCTTTAGGCCAAATATTATTACCATAAGTTCCAGGATATTCTTTTTTAAGTTTATCATCATCAGTAATTGAATCATATATAGGATTTGCATAATAAGAACCTTTAGCAATATCGGGAACACCGCCTTTCATTTTTTCTTTACCATGACTCCATCCGAAAGAAAAATTACTTTCGGCATGTACATATTTTTCTTTTATATTTTCAGGTAAATTAGCAAAAATCTGTGATAATCTTAATAATTTATTTTTTTTATCATCTAAATTTGGATAATCAGTTATCAAAATTATTCCAAGTCCATTTTGACCATAAGCTTGCTTAATTGTATTTGTTAAATCCTTATCAGATAATAAGTCACTATAAGATACAGAAACAATCTTGTTTGTCATCATTTTATATATTTACTTTGAAATCTTTAAATCTATTTTTTTTTTAATTTTATTGTAATTGGTTCTTTATTTTTTTGATTTCCTGAGTAATTAGGAAATATTATTTTTTTTTTCATCATTTCTGCATATGTTTTTGTTTTTCCAACATTTGGAAAATAACGGAATGATTTGTTTTGTTTTGTTCTTTGAACCATTTCATAAAAGGGGGTATGAATTTCATTACCCATACATTCTATCTGTAATTCTTGATATGGTGTTTTTTCTATACCAATTTTTTTATTTTTTTTATAAAAATATTCTCTAGAATATTGTAAATTTTCTATCATAAATGTCAGCAAACTTATATCATTTTTCTTATTAAAAGTGAATGATTTAAAACGATTTGCATATAAATGTAACAAAGTTAGATGATAGGAAGCATATTTTAATCCATTATTTAAATAATATGGCTGACATATATCAGTTGAATAGATAGTGATAATATTGTGATGATTAATATTAATTGAAGATGACTTTCCATATAATTCAAGAAATGGATGGTATTGATCTACAGTTAAATCTCCAGTTTTATCTAAATTTTTCTTAATAAAAGAAATACAATCAGAAACAACATTATCATAGTTATTTGTATAAACAGAAATTTTTGAAATTGGTATTAATTTTTTTTTCATATTATATATTTTTGAAGTTTCTATTAAATTATTATAAGCAAGATTGCCAATAATAATAACATCATTTCGTACTTTTAGAAAATTATCAATCAATTCATTCAAATGAGACATCAAATATTTAGGAGTATCCAAAGATTTTTTATTATAGGATAATTGTGAAATTTGTTTTTTTGTTTGGGTTAAATATAAATTTTCTAGTAATTGACATCTTTCATAAGTTTTTTCTACTTTAAACCATCCAGTCATTGGATTTGTTAATATCCTATACATATCCATAATTTGAAATTCTGGACGAACATAATGGATACCTTTAACTACAAATGTAGGAATTTTGTGATAATTAAATGACCAAATATATGATATATCTGCTAATTCATTTTCATATAATTCAGCTTGTATTTTATAAGTATTGGCGTGAAATGCTTCTTTTGCGGAAACTTCTTTAAATCCAGCCTTAACTAATAAATTTGCTATTGTTATCATATCTTTTATTGGGTCAGGTGAATAAAAATCATAATCTGGAAAGTCATTTGATGTATATAATGATTTTTTGGGATTTTTAGCAATAATAGATTCATTGATAGCCATTCCACCAAATACTTTTCTTTTATTTTTAATAATATATTCTTTTACAATATCTGCTGCTTGTAACATTTTTTTCTTTGTAGGTATAATTTTAACATCTAACACTTTCTTATTTTCAATGATTAAATTGGGAATATATTTTTTTACTTTATTTTTTCTATTATGTATATCTGTTTTCGTAATTTCTATATCACTCATTTATATATAATATTGAAATATAATAAAAACAAATTAAAAAGTGATAAGAAATTAATATAATATTATATACAATAAAACAAAGAATGATATCTAAAATTTTTACAAACTCTTTAAAAAGGGGAATATCGTTTAAACCAGTTAATAAAATTAATACATTTAATTATAATTCATTGAGAAGAATGAGTAACAGTGTAAGTAATTTTTATGATAAAAAAAATTTAACTTATGGTCATGGAATACCAAGTGAAATAGTATTTGGTAGAAATGAAACAACCATGAAACAAATTCCATCGATTTTAAATGGTGAGAAATGTGCTGTTCTTGGATATGGACCACAAGGACAAGGACAGGCTTTGAATTTAAGAGATTCTGGTGTAGAAGTTTGTATTGGGGTTAGAGAAAATGGTTCTTCTTGGAAAAAGGCTATTGAGGATGGTTTTATTCCAGGAGAAACATTATTTCCAATAGAAGAAGCAGTTGAGAAAGGAAATATTATTATGTTTTTATTATCTGATGCTGGTCAGATTGATATTTATCCACAGATTAGAGATAAGTTAGACAATAAAAATAAAACCCTTTATTTTAGTCATGGATTTGGAGTTGTTTATCAGGATAAAACAAATATTGATGTAGATAATTTAAAAAATACTGACGTTATTATGGTAGCTCCAAAAGGTTCAGGGAAAAGTGTAAGAACATTATATCAAAATGGTGGTGGAATTAATGCATCTTATGCTGTACATAGAGATGATTCTGGAAATGCTGAAAACAAGGCATTAGCTATTGGATTTGGAATCGGTTCTCCGTATATTTATGAAACAACATTTCTGAAAGAAGTATCGAGTGATTTAACTGGAGAACGTTCAGTATTAATGGGGGGAATTGCTGGTTTATTCAAAGCTCAATATGATGTTTTAAGAGAACATGGACATAGTCCAAGTGAAGCATTTAATGAGACTGTTGAAGAGGCATTACAATCATTATATCCATTAATTAACGAAAAAGGTATGGATTATATGTTTTCAAATTGTTCTACAACTGCTCAACGAGGTGCGCTTGATTGGTCTAAACGTTTTGAAGCATTAAATAAACCATTAATTGAAGAAATTTATAAAAGTGTTATTACGGGTAAGGAAGCAGAAAGAACAATTGATTGTAATTCTTCATCAGATTATAGAGAAAAATTAAACGAAGAATTAGATGAAGTAAATAATATGGAAATCTGGAAAGTGGGAAAAGAAATTAGAAAATTACGTTTTTAAACGATGTATATATGTATGATTATCAACATATATAGATATTAAATTTTATTTATATATATTTATAATAAAAAAATGTTAATTATTTATTGTTTATTGTTTTACTCCAGCGGCGTTATAATGAACTCCATTTGCAGCAAGCCAGTCATTATCACTAATTTTTTTTTGACAACAGTCATTTCCTTCTTCGCCAAAAAGAGCCATTCTTTCAGTGATATTGTCTTGTGCATCTCTGCAATTCATAACAGTAGAATCTTCAATTCCTAAGGAATTTGTTCTAACAATTAAACAATTTCCTTTTCCAGCAGTAACTGTAAATTGTGATCTGTCGGCATTGTACATACCGCATCTACAGATATCACCAACACTAAAATCTTGTGTACAACAAATATTATTATCAGGCATAGTTATTTATACTATAAATTAAGATTTTTATTTTTAGAAAGGTTTTAATTTATTAGTTAAATAAATAATAAAATTGAAATTAACAATAAATTATTAATTTAATTTAATGGAAATTTCAAAAAACGGTTATACCTTTTATATTGAAAGACTTGAAATCGAAACTGATAAGCAACTAATACAAAGAAGTTGGTTTATAGTTAATCAGTTAAATGATATTGAGAATGAAAATTTAGTAAAAGATTTTGAAAAGGCAGTAAGATTATCTCGTATTTGGCATAATATAAAAAATTTGAAATGTAAATATCATAATCAAATTATGGATACTATTGCTAATAAGCAAGTAAAACATTTTTGTTAAAATTTATTGATAAATGGAAAAATAAATAGTAATTTTTATAATAAAAAAATATATTTGTGTATAAAGATACTATTATGTTATAAATTATAAATATATGAGATGACAAATAAAAAAAATAAAAAAATAGTAAAAATAGAAAAAATAGAAAAAATTAAAGAGGAAAAAAAAACGGAGATAAAATCTAAAGAAACAGAAGATATATCTCCGCCAGTAATAGTAAAAAGAAAAAGGGGCAGACCAAAAAAAATAAAAACAGAGGAAGAAAAAAATATAATTAAAGTTAAAAAGAAGAGGGGAAGAAAACCTAGGATAAAAACAAATGAATCTAAAGATACTCCTATTGTAAAAAAAAAAAGAGGAAGAAAGAGGCGTGATAGATTTTATAGTTTAAGTACAGAACAAAAAACACAATTATTTGAAAAAAAAAGACATCAAGATAGTATTATTGTTAAATTAGCAATTGATGTTGATTCTATTGAAGAACAGAAAAATTTTAATAATGATAATTTATTTATTGAAAATAGTATTTTAACATACAAACCTAATTTAGATATCCCAAAGCCGTATGAACCATCTACAAATGTACAAAATTTTACTACTAATAATGATGAAAATGATTCTTTACATAATAATAAATTTGTTTCTACAAAAAATGAAAATAATATAGAAAATTTAATGAATTCGTATAAAGAAGTAGAATATCATTTACACGAAAGGGGGCAATCAATAAAAACAGATGTAAAAAATACAATGAATGAATTTTCAGCAGCAAATAAAACAAATGAGTGGATAAATTCAACTAATATTCGTTGTTGGTGGTGTTGTCATGATTTTGATAATAAACCAATTGGAATTCCAACATTATATAAAGAAAATAAATTTCATGTTTATGGATGTTTTTGTAGTTTTAATTGTGCTCTTTCATATAATTTTAATACAGATGATAATAAGAAATGGGAAAGAATTGGTTTAATTCATTTATTGTATAAAAAAATCTATAATACAAAAGAGGTAAATATATCATATGCTCCAGAGAGAGAATTTTTAAAGATATTTGGTGGTCATATGGATATAAGTAAATTTCGAAATCTTGACAAAATTTTAAAAAAATATGAGGTAGTTTATCCACCAATGTTATCAATTATTCCTCAACTAGAGGAAACAGAAATATACGTTGAATCTTCAAACATGAGAAGATCAAAACAAGAAATACCTGTAGATCAAGATAGAATTCAAAGAGCAAGGGATAAACTTAAATTAAAACGACAAAAACCACTAAGAGAGCATAATACATTAGAACAATGTATGAAATTAACTAGAAATAAATAATAGTAATTTATTAGGAACTTAAGATTTTGCGTTATTATTAATGTATAACTTTCTAATCTATTTTATAAAATGAATCCCCCACAGTTAAATTTTAACGCCTTATCAAATATAGAAAGAACTATACGCGCCAATGATAAAAATATGCAAAGTATAGCACCTCGCGTTAACTTAAATATAGATAATAGAATGAACAATTCTGGAAATGACAGATTATCTGATGATGAATTAGGTATGGATATTTTAGCAAATCCAAAAGTAACTCGACGAAGAAGTATGAACTCAAATGTTGATTTAGCAACTCCTTCTAATCATTTTTCTAATGATATTGGCAATGATAATGGCAATGATAATGATAATGATTTTGGGAATTCAAATTCATTTAATTCTATTCCGAATATTAGCGTAAATAGAGAGGATGATATAGATTTGGATGCTGAATTAGAATCTGTTCATAGTCATCATAGTGATCAAAGTCAATCAAATTTACACATACCCAATGATGAAATATTTGGAAGTCGTCGTTCAAGTATTAATTCAAATGATAGATCTTCAATAAATTCATCTGATTACGATGAACCAAAAAGTCCCCGAACAGTTCTTAGAGAAAAGAGAAAATTATTATTTAAATTAAAAAGATATGAAAGAAAGGGTTATAAATTATCTGCTAAATTTAGTATTCATACTCCATTAGAAGAGATTCAATGTGAATATGAAACAATTAGAAAGGAATCAAATTTAGAAAATAGTTTAAAAGTATCAAAAAATATTTTAATTTCTGTTTGTTCTGTTTTAGAATTTTTAAATAATAAATTTGATCCATTAGATATAGTATTAGATGGATGGTCAGAGGAAATAAATGAGGATGTTGAAACTGGAGATTATGATGAAGTTCTTGAAGATTTATATGATAAATATGCTGATACTGTAGAAATGGGTCCTGAAATAAAATTACTAATGATGATTGGTGGTAGTGCTGTCAAATTTCATCTTTGTCATACAGTATTGAAAACAATAATTCCTGGTGCGGAAACATTATTAAAACAAAATCCAGGATTAAAAAGTGATATTGCCTCACTGATTCAAAAAAATGTTCCTGAATTAGATATGAATGATTTAAATGTAATGCCAAAATCTAGTGATAAGGCAAGTGGATTAGGAAGAATGTCTCAACCGCGAAGAGAGATGCAAGGTCCAACAAATGTGGATGATATAATTAGAGAATTAGAAGAAAATGATTTTGATAACATGGGCAGTACAAAACCCAAAGATTTTTCTATTGGAAAAAGACACAAAAAAACAATAAGTCTAGATTTATAAAAAATTATATTTAATTATTAGTATAGAAAATGGAACAATTACAAGATTTTTTTAAAAATAATAGAGAAAATTTAATTAAGATTTTTATTGATGAAAAGTTAAAAAATGGTTATGGTGCTCTTTTTATTTCTATTAAAAGAAATTTAGATGAAACGCCAAAATCTATAGATGTATATTATTTAAAAATGATCCAAATCCCAAATCAAATTCGCACTGATTTAATTCAAAAATATAAAGATGCAAACTCTGATACTAATACTTGTTTTTTTGTATTATTTGATAAAAATACATCTATAATTATAGAAGATAAAATAGAATAAAATTTATATAAAATGGTGTAATTTATGTATTATATTTTTTATATATCATAAAAGTATATAAAATATATAATGACATCAGAAGATTGGAATATTGATGGTATTCAATTTAGTATATTAAGTAATGATGAAATTAAATATCGTTCTACACTTGAGATAACAGAAACAAAATTAATGAATAATGATGAAAAAGTTAAAGGAGGTTTATTAGATGAACGTATGGAAGATACAAATAATATAAGACCTGGAAACTTTGGACATATAGATTTAGCTAAATCTGTATATCACATAGGATTTAAAGATATAACAAATCAGGTTTTAAAATGTATATGTTTTCATTGTTCTTCAATTATTTGTAGTAAAGATAATCCATATTTTAATGATGCTATCAAAATAAATAATAAAAAAAAAAGATTATCAAAAATTAAACAATTGTGTAATAAATATACTAACTGTTCAGTATGTCAATTCATACAACCAATATATAATATTCATCAAGATGAAATTACAATTTCTTTTCAAGCATCAAGACATGAAAAAATACCTTTAGAGGCAGATCAGGTTAAATATATATTTGAACGTGTTTCATCAACTGATTCAAAATTACTTGGTTTTGATACAAAATTTAATAAATTAAGTTCTTTAATAATATCAACTTTGTTAATTCCACCACCAAGTATACGACCAACATTAATACTTGATTCGGGTATTCATTCACAGGATGATATGACTCATAAATTATTAGATATAGTAAAAATTAATAAAATTTTAAAAAATTTTATTAAAAATGGAGAAAATGAAGAAAAAATTCAAACATTAACTAAATTACTTCAATACAATATATCAATTTATTTGAATAATAATAAATTAGATATTCCCGCAAAAGGAAAATCTGGGAAAAAATATATATCATTTAAAGATAAATTTGATGGAAAAACAGGACGTATTAGAGGTAATTTAATGGGAAAAAGAGTAAACTACTCTGCTCGTACTGTTATTGGGGGGGATCCAAGTATCTCTATTGATGAAGTTGGAATTCCATATTCACAGTTGCTATGAATGTTACATATCCTGAAAAAGTATTTGATTTAAATATTAATAGATTACGGAAAAATGTTAAAAATGGACCTAATATATATCCCGGAGCTAAATTTGTTTTCAAAAATGGGAAAAAAATGAAAATAAATCAAAATTCATCACCTATTTATATAGAAAATGGAGATATTGTATTTAGACATTTAAAAGATGGTGATAATCTTATTTTAAATCGACAACCAACGCTACATAGATTAAGTATGATGGGGCATAAAGTAAAAATTTTACCATATTCTACCTTTAGATTAAATTTGGCAATTACAGAGCCATATAATGCTGATTTTGATGGCGATGAGATGAATATTCATTTTCCACAAACACTAGAAGCATCGACTGAAGTTAGAGAAATTATGATGGCACCTCAGAATATTATATCTCCAAATCAAAGTGAACCTAAAACGGGATTAGTTCAAGATTCATTATTAGGTATACGAAAATTTACACTTAGAGATACATTTTTGAAAAAAAATCTTTTTATGAATATAATTATGGATTTAGAAAATAGTTGGGATCATCAAATACCTGTGCCAGCAATAGTTAAACCAAAACCAAAATGGACAGGAAAACAAGTTGTATCAACACTGTTACCAAATATTGACATGGAAGGTAAATCTAAAGGATATAAAAATTTTCAAAATGAACTTAAATTTACTTCAAAAAATGACACGTATGTTAAAATCATGGATGGAATACTTATCTGTGGAATTTTAGATAAAAATACAATTGGTTCTAGGGCAAAATCAATTATTCATATAATCTTTAATGATATGGGATTTAGTAAATGTACTGATTTTATTAATAAGATTCAACATATATCGAATAGATATTTAATGCTTCGTTCTGCTTCTGCTGGAATTAATGATTTAGTTGTTGAATCAGAAGTACGAGATAAAATTAATAATAAAGTAGATGAACTTATAAATGAAGCAAATTCCAAAACAGACGAAAATGATATAACACCTATTTTAAGTAGAGCACTAAAAGAAACAACTAGTATTATTAAAAATAATTGGAAAAAAGAAAATAACTTTTATCAAATGTATACCGCAGGTTCTAAAGGTAAAGATAAAAATATAGGTCAAATGATGGGAGCAATTGGACAAAATACTCTTTCCGCTGAAAGAATGAGATCAAGTTTTAAAACAAGAACATTACCACATTATGAAAAAACTGATAATAGCCCAGTTACAAGAGGATTTGTTAAAAATTGTTATATTGTTGGTCTTGAACCAGATGAATTTTATTTTCATACTATTTCTGGAAGAGAAGGTATCACAGATACAGCTGTTAAAACAGCATCATCTGGTTATATTCAAAGAAGGTTTATTAAATCAATGGAAGATATTTCTGTTAAATATGATGGAACTGTTCGTAATTCAATGAATGATGTTCTACAATTTTTTTATGGAGGTGATTCACTAGCTACAACATCTATTGAATTATCTGAAGTATCAAATTTAGAATTAACTCTTAATGATTTTAAAAAAAATATTAAAATATCAGGTAATTCTACAACTGATAAAAAATTAATTAAAGAAGAATACAATCAATTAATTGCAAATTATAATTATTTACACAATAATAATGTTCAAAATAAATTTTATTTTCCATATGATTTAGATAGAGCAATTTTAACAATTCAAAAAAAAACATATAAAAATGATTCTATATCAATCTCATATATTGTTAATCAAAAAAAAAAATTATTTGAAAATATTAATAATATGTATCCATTGCCAATTCAAGACAAAACTATAAAAGAAGAAATATTTAACGAACTTACTAGATTTGTAAAAATACACGTATATAATGAATTATCTATTAAAAATATTTTATATAAATACAAACTATCCAAAACTCAATATAAAAATCTTATTGATTATATTCAAAATCAATATGAAAAATCGCTTATTCAATCTGGAGAAGTTGTTGGTATAACTGCAGCACAAGCATTTGGAGAACCAACAACACAAATGACTTTAAATACTTTCCATTCTGCAGGAATGGCTGGAGCAAATGTTACATTAGGTGTTCCTAGAGTAGAAGAAATTATTAAATTTAAAAAAAAAATATCTGCACCAACTATTTATTTAATACCACATACTAAATTATCTAATGATTTAAAAAATTTAGACAAAATTACAAATAATTTAGTATATCACGAATTTAAAGATATTATATCAGAATATAAATTTGTTTCAAATGAAACAGATGACAGTAAATTTTACTGGAAATTAATTATAAAATTTAATAATATTAAAAATTTTAATCTAACCATTATTCGAAATAAAATTAAACAATTTCTTAATAGTTATCCTAATATAGTTACTGAATATGAAATCAGTTCTATTAAAAGTGAAGAAGTAATTATTCTATTAAATAATGATAATAGAAAAACAATTAAACGACAATTACATTCTTTGGAACTCTTAAAAAAAAATTTATATAAATTTAAAATAACAGGAATGAAAGGAATTAAAAAAGCATTTAGAATTGAAACAGAAACATTAATAAACCAAGACGGACAAACTTCTTTGAAAAAGATTAAAAATAAAATTGCGTTAGCTAAAAATATGATTTATATTGAGGGAAATAATTTACAAGAACTTTTACAAATAGATGGAATAAATCATGCTTATACTATTTGTAATGATCTATATCAAATAAAAAAAACTTTAGGTTTAGAAGCTGCTCGGTTTGGATTTATTAATGAGATGAAATCAATTTTTGATCATTATGGTATTCATATAACAAAACATCATTACGAATTATTAGCCGATTGCTTAATGTATAAAGGTAAATTTATGTCAGCTGATAGAAATGGAATTAATAGAAGAAATACTGGACCTTTAACACGAGCATCATTTGAAGAAACTTTTACAATGTTTATGAATGCTGGAGCATTGGGCGAATATGATGGATTATTTGGTGTTAGTGGTAATGTAATTGTTGGTAATAAACCAGATTTTGGAACTGGATTACCTCATATTATAATTTAATTCTAATTATAATTTTTATTTCTATATTTATAATATAAGTTAGAATCAAAGATGAATGAAGAAAGTAAAATTGTTAAAAATATGGGATATAATTCATATTATATTAAAAAAATAACATCGATAAAAGATTTAAAAAAAAGAAGAAAATATTTATTTAAATTAGTTAAAAATTATTCAAAATTTCATAATATTAAGTGCAATATTAAATCACAATATTGTAAAAATATTCAATATGGAGGAGATGAAAATATTACCAATTCAGAGAAAAAGAAAAGTGCTAAAGAGCTTTTAAACATATTAGATAAATATATTAAAAATTTAGAACAACGAGAAATTAAATTATCAGAATTAAATAAAATTGAAACCAAAACATTACGTTCTGAAAATACAAATTTTGAAAAAAATAATAAAATATTGGATTCGAAAAATAAAAAATTTAAAAATGAGCTACAATCTATGAAATTAAAACTTATTGACTTAGAAGGAGAATTTAAAATTAAAGACAATTTGTCAATAACAAGAATAAAAACTTTAGAAAATATATTTATAGATTTTACTATTAAACAAATTATTTTTCTTAAAAGTATTTTATTATGGGCATATACTCAATATAATTTGTATAATGATTTAAATACATTACTAACATTAATGAAAACTTCTACCCATTTTAATGCTACTTCCATTGCTCAATCAAAACAAAATAATGAACGACTAGATTATATGAATACGACAAATTATCCTTATTTACAAGATGCTATTTATTCATTTAATTTGTGTATTTGTAGTCTATTTGAAAAAACTGGAATATTAATACCAAGCGATATAACTCCAATTATTACTACCAAAGATAAACATTTAGGTTGGATAAATAATAATGATAATAAAATTGTTTACAAAAAAGGAGCATCTTTTGTAGATAAAGATTCTAAAATAATATATACTAAAATATCAGGAAAAGATATCGATATTAAAAATTTTGATGAAATATCTAAACATATTATTGATATTGATGATGCTAAAGATAAATTGGGAAGATGTCGAAGAATAAAATTAAAACTTATGATTGATGAAGGATTAAATATTTTAATGAATGACTGCTCGTGTGAAACAATGTGCACATATCAATTTGAAAATAAAGTAATCCATTGGTGTAAATTACCTACTAAATCTACATGTGCAAGAGGACTACAAGGTCGTATGACTACGTATAGTAAAAATTGTAATCCATTAAAAAATGCTAATAAACATGTTGATATAACCGAAAAATCAGGTAAATCAAGAATGAAACAATATTATATTGGTTCATATCCATACGCATCTAATACAAATGAAAAAAATAATAAATATTGTATATACGATCCAAGTAATAAAAAAATAACATTATCTAAAACTTGTAATAATACAAATAAGACAAATATAGAAGGATTATTAGAATACAGAGAAGGGGACATTCATTCTGAAAGATTGATAGAACTTCAGAAAAATATTGATAAAGCTATTAAAGAAATTAAAGCAAAAAAGATAAATTAAAATTGAATTAGATTGAATAGATATAAATAAACATTCAAATAATATTTTTTGAAAATAAATTACAACAAATATGGAATCTACTGATCGTACAGTCAACTTTTTTCTTGGTTCTAAAGAAATGAAACAACTTGATAATGAAACATCAAAAAATAAATCAGAACTTTATATTATCATTCAAAATGACAAACTTCAAACTGAAGTTATGTCTTTACGAGAACAAAATTCCAAACTTAAACACGATTTTGAAGAGTTGGAAACTGATTCTGATAAAACAGATGAAAGTGTAAGATATCTTCGTAATTTAAATAAAAATTTAGTAGTTCTTAGAACAGAGGATTCTCAAGTTAATCAAAAATATAAATTTTTACACAAAGCAACTGATGCTATGAATAAAAAGTTTTCAACTTTAGTTACCAATATGTTCTACATTATGTTTATGGCATTATCTACTTTAGGTGTATCATTATTTGCATGTGTTTTTGGATATGGATTTGGTGTTATGATGTTTTTTACACTTGGTGCTATTTCTTTTAGTGTTTCAAAAATTTTCTTAAAATTTGACAAACATACTTATAAACAATTACAAAAAGAGTATCTTGATTATAAAACTAGTTTAACTCATAAACTTAAATCAATTACCGAAATGGAAAGAGGAATAAAAAAAACAGAGGAAGGACTCCCATCTATTATGGAATTTATTGAAATTGTTTAAAAATTATAAAATATATTTTATTAAATATAAAAATTACAGGACTGATTTTTTTATATTTAATTTATCCATTTATCATCTGATATATAATATTCTGATGCAGATAGAATTTCATCACTATATTCAGCATCATTCAACAATCTATCATATACTTGTGTCAATAGTTTTGTATCAATTTTAGAATTATGACCATATTTATCTCTGATTTCTTTATTAATATTATATCTATCGCATAAAGCATTTAATGTATGTGATTTTTCTATTGGATTTAATTTTCTAGAAAATTTTAAAGTACATATTTTATCATTAGTTAATGGGTTTTTTTTACCTCTTTTTAATTCAGAGTTAATAAAATGAATATCAAATTGAGCATTATGAGCAATTAATGTAGAATTTCCAATAAAATCTAAAAATTTATTCATAATTTCTGTAAATTTTGGTCTATTTTTTAACATATTTGCATCCAATTTATGACATTCTTGTGCCTTTTTACTTGATTTCTTACCACAAGGATTAACATATGAATGCCAAGAAGAACCTACTTTTCCATCTATCATCTCAATTGCACATATTTCAATAATTCTATCTTTATAATGATTTAATCCAGTTGTTTCTACATCTATAAAAACTTTTCGTTCTATTGTCTTAAGTGTTTTGTTAATATTTACTAAAGATGGAAATCTATTATGAAAATTATAAGAATTACTATAATTTGTATTTGTAATATTACATATATGATTTGAAAATTTAAAATTACTCTTGTATATAAATGGCGAACTAGTATGTCGTATTACTCTATTTAGTAATTTATGACTTAAACTTAATCTTGAAAACATTTTTCGTTGATATTAATTTAAATATCGTTTGATTAATATTTATTAAAATCAATTTTGATATTTTATTTTATTCGTATTTATTGATAACAAATCTACTTAAATAAATAAGTCTTTATTTAAATAAATCATTATATTGCTACTATGCAAAATAATAATATTCCTTGGATTGAAAAATATCGTCCATCAAAATTAGAAGATATAAAGTCTCAAGATTTTATAAAAACTTCATTGCAAAAATTAGTTGAAAATAATACTATACCACATTTATTGTTTTTTGGTTCATCTGGAACTGGTAAAACTTCGTCTATTTTAGCCTGTATTAAAGAATTAGAGGCAAAAGGATATATGGTTTCAAAATTAGAATTAAATACTTCTGATCAACGAGGTATTAAAACTGTTAGGAAAAAAATAAAAGAATTCGCAACAACACAATCATTTTTTAAAAATGGATTAAAGATTATTATTCTAGATGAAGCAGATTATATGACCAAGATTGCTCAATGTGCTTTAAGACAAATAATAGAAAAATATTCTAAAAATGTTCGTTTCTGTATAATATGTAATTATATTAATAAAATTATACCAGCTATTCAATCACGATGTATGAAATTCCGCTTTTCCTTATTAACTGATGATGAAATGAGAAATAAAATTGAGTATGTTGTAAAACAAGAAAAACTTAAAATTTCAGATAAAGCTATTACAACTATTATATCATTATCTGGTGGAGATATGAGAAAATCAATTAATATTTTACAAACTATTCCTATATTTTGTAAAAACAAAATTATTGATGATAATGATATTCGTATCTGTTTAGGATATCCAACTGAAAATATAATTACAAATATATATGATATTTTATCAAATAATAATAAAAAAATTAAATCAAAATATAATTTAATTAACGATATAATAAAAAAAAATGGTATTTTATTATGTAATTTGTTAGAATGTTTACATAAAATAGTTTTAAAAAATAAAGAAAATTTTACTAAAAAAAAATTAATTTATATTTTAAAAACGTTTGCAGTAATTGAACAACATCTTATACAAAATGTCAATGAAAATATACAATTGGGAATACTTGTATCTAGTTTTTCATAATTCGTTTAAAATATTGTTTTTATTTATATATACAAATAATACAATCATGTTTAGTAAACCAATAATTCAAGATGTAGAAGAAGAAGAAATTCAACCTGAATCAGATCAAGAACAAAATAATATAACAGAACCAGATATGACAGAAGTAACGTTATCACCTTCAAGTGAAGAAGATATTATGTCTAATGATGAATTTGATCCAGATTTTGAATTAGATAATGAATATTTAGAAAATTATGAAAATGAATTAACCTATGGTGATATTTTAGGTCAATTTTTAGAAGATGATATGGGAAAAAATGTTGCTGAAAATTTAAATGATTTAGTTCAAGGGATTAATAATTTGAATTTAACTGATTTAATTAAATCAATTAATCAACAATCAAAATGTATTATTAAATTACAAAAAACGGTTGAAACTGGAATCGCTACAATTGTTGAAGCAATGAATTCTAATAAAAATACATCTACTAAAAATAAAAAATAAAGTATTTAAAAAATTGACATTTTTTTTTAAATAAAAATGCAAAATTCAGTTGAAGATGATTTTACGAAATTTGTTGGTGGAGCTAGTGTTGTATTGGCATTAACCGCAACTTTGCCACAAATATATTATAGTTTTAAAACTAAAACTGCTAAAGGTTGTTCCTGGTGGTTTTTATTATCTAGATTAGGCATTACCATATTGATGACAATTTATGGAATTCACTTGGGAGCAGAAATGCTAATTTTTTTAAATATTATTTTTTTAATCGGAGCATTAGTTATGGTTTATTATAAATTTGTAGAAAGTTGTAATAATTTAGAAATAGAAGAAGGTGAAGAAGAAGAAAATATTATTTAAATATTTAAATCAAAATTTTAATATTTAAATTAATATATACCACATGGAAGACTTATTAATTTGTACTTATCAAAATACTCCTAAATTTTCATTAGAAAACAGAATATTACCAGCTAAATGTTTAGATATTTATGATGGCGATACTGCAACATTTGGTGTTATTATTAATCACGAACTTTATAAATTTAATATGCGTTTATCTGGAATAGATACTCCAGAAATTAGACCTAGAAGAAGTAATCCTAATAGAGATTCGGAAAAAAAAGCAGCAAAATATGTTAGAAATCGTGTTTTACAATTAATTTCCAATCAAGAAGTTGATTTGAATAAAAATTATACTAGAAAACAAATTAAAAATATTTTAGGCAACAGTAGAAAAATTGTTTATTTAAAATGTGGAAAATTTGGAAAATTTGGAAGATGTCTTATTAAAATATTTTTAAATGAAAATGATTTGTCTGATAAAACTAAATCAATTAATAAAATTTTACTTCGTGAAAATCTAGCATATCAGTATTATGGTGGGAAAAAAAATGACGATTTTACATCTTATTTTAAAATAATATCTAACTAAATATATATATATTATACAAATGAAATTAGGTAATTCTAATATTATTTACCAAACTGGTGGAATTAATTGGAAAAAATTATTTATTTGTGGCTCTTCGCAAAAAGAAAAAATAGCATGTAAAAAACAAGAAAATGATATTAAATCTGCTTTGGAACCTGCTTCGGAACTTTCTCTGGCTCTGGATGATATCAGTATATCATCTACCGATAATGAATCATCTATAGATACTGAAGAAATGAAAGAAATGATGAAAGAAGAAAAGCCCTTAACAGAAGAAGAACAAGCCAGGAGGATGAAAGAAATAGAACAGCAAGTAGATAATGAATATAATATGTCTGAAGTATCTAATAATCCACTTGCAAGACCATTGTTCAATTGGACTGCTGATGAAGAGGAAGAAATAGAAGATGAGCTTAATAAACTTGAGAAAGAAGTGGAAGATGATCTTAATAAACTTACACTTGGTGGTGGGAAATTAGTAACTTTAATAGATTCTATAATTGGCTCATATGTTCAAATTCTTAAAATCAAAATCGCAAAAGAAAATAAAGGGAAACGATTTGTTCAATTGAAAAAAGAAATTCGTGAATTAGATACAAAAATTGAAAATGCAAACTTGACAAAAGATAAACGTAAATATAAATTACAACAAATGAGTAAATTAAAATTACAAAAAGATGTGAAAAAAAAGTTCGGAACACTCCGTAAGCACATCAAGATATTAGAGACTAGAAATGAAATTATTATACGAAAATTTATTAAGAAAAACATTACTGACTTAAATCAAGAACAATTTGATTTAAAATTTGAACGAATACATGCGTTGATAATCACAAAAGCTCAAAAAAAATTCCAAGAGGAAAACACTTCATTAGGCGGTAAAACAAAAAAAACAAAAAAAACAAAAAAAACAAAAAAAGTAAGAAAACACAGAGGTATTCATCAAACAGGAGGTAATGCTGGTAAGTTAAAAAAAGGATTTAAATATTCTGGAAAAAGATTTAAAAATGGTAAAGCTGAAATTGTACAAGTTGGTAGTATGAAAGGTTTAAAAAACATACGACATAAATTAGGATTGAGAAGTAAAGAAGCAAAAGCATTAACTACAGTTGAAGAAGAACGTGAAATAATAAAACAAGATTTATCTAAACTTATGGAAAAAGAAAAGAAACATAATAAAATAAATAGACCAACACAAGATGTAAAAGATAAAGCCAGAGAAATAAGGAAAAAAAATAGAAAAATACCATACAATGATGCCAAAAAGATGGCAAAGGATATGATAGGTAAGGAAATTAAAAAATCAAAAAAAAATAAACAAGAAAAATTAGAAGAAAATGCATTGAAAGTAAAAGATGCAAGAGAAAATAAAGGCATATCAAAGGGATATACAGCTATGACTCGTGAGCAAGAATTAAACCGAACTGAAAAATCTACCCAAAAAATGAAGGATATAATGGCGAAAATGGCAAAATACCCACTTTTAAATAATTCATTATTAGATGACAATGCGAAAAATGCACAAGCTGATGCGAAGAAATATATTCGTATGCAGAAAGAAAACCAGGACAATATAAAAGAAAAACAAGATGACAAGATGGCAATTGTGAGAGACGCAATAAAATATAATAATAATAATAGTAATAATAATAGTAGTAGTAATAATAGTAGTATTGAAGCAACTAAACTAGCTGAAGACTTTCTGGAAAAATATGGGAAAAAACAAAAACTTGGAGGAAAAAAAACCAGAAAAAACAGAAAAACAAGAAAAACCAGAAAAACCAGAAAAACAAGAAAAACAAGAAAAACAAGAAAATCAAAAAAATAAGTATAAAGCGTTTTAACAATAAGAATATATATATCTAGTTATAAATATAATTACATATATATATAATGAATAAATCATTAATTAATCCATTTGAATTATTAGGAATCGATGAACAATCTACTTTAAAAGATGCTAGAAAATCATATTACAATCTTGCTATGATTTGTCATCCAGATCAAGGTGGAGATGAAAAAAATATGAAAATTTTAGCAAATGCATATAAATTTGTTGAATTACAATTAAAAAGTGTAAATAATGTAAATCAAAACATAGGAGAAGATTTGGAAAAAGAATTTGAAAAATTTAATATAAGTGTTAAGGCAGAAATTCTACCAATGAGAGATTTATTTGATTTAGCACACGATGATTTTAATAAAAAATTTAATGAAAAGTTTCAAGAAAAAGAAGAAGAAAAATATGAATTTGCTGAATTAGTAGCAGGTGACCCATTTTCTGCTGGATATGGATCTTTAATGGATACTGATATAAAAAAAGAAGAAGAAAAAGAAATTCCTACTACTAGACAACGTTTTAGTAGTGAAATTATTATTTATAATGATCCTCAATTATTACCTAACACCTATGGTAATAATTTACGCTATGATATTACAGATATTAAAGATTTTACAGAAAATCAAGGAAATCTAAAAATGAATGATTATCATATTGCTCATAGAGAATTAGAAAATGTACCAACTGATTTTAAATCAAATATGGATACGCCAATTAAAGATTTATCAAAATTAGTAAAATTAAAAGAAGAAGAACGAAAAAAAGAATCTGCTTCGTTTAAATTACAACCACAAATTCAATTAAATTTTAATTAATTTATTGGTTTATATATATATATATAAAATGTCTAAACAATTAAATATAAAAAAAACTAGAAAACACAAAGGTATTCATCAAACAGGAGGAAATAAAGGAAAATTAAAAAAAGGATTTAAATATTCTGGTAAAAGATTAAAAAGTGGATTACCACAAATTATTCAAGTAGGTGGTATGAAAAAAAATAAATATAGACAACAATTAGAAGATACTATTTTTACAATTACCCCAGAAGATCATTATAATGAATGGAAAAGATTAATTCCATCATATAAATATCAACTTGCCAATTTTAGAGATAAATATACTGAAGAAGAAATAGCAGAAAGAGAGAAATATATCAGCGACAATCTAACAAATTTGATTCAGTATGAGAAGAAACATCATATTGTGAATGATTCAGTAGAAATGTTAAAAAAAAAAAATAAGAATGAACTTGAAAAAGAAATTAAGAAAATGCTACGTCCAGTAGAAGAAATAAAAAATAAAATTAAAGAAGCATCAGATTTGATTACTGATACAGAACTCAAAATACAATTTAATAAAGTATCAAATATAAACTCAGAAAAAAAATTAAACTCTAGAATATTAAAAGAAGCAAAACAGTTTAGAGAAAAAAAAAAACAGGAACTAGAACCGCTATATGATCGTCTTCGTATCTTTTCGAATCGTTTAAGAGAATTAGAATTAGAATTAGAAACACAATTAAATCAACAAATAATTCCTAAAAAAAAAAAAAGACTTGTAATAAATGTTGGTGGTAAAGTAAAAAATTTAGAAAAAAGATTTAAAAAATTATTAACTTCATGTTCTTAATTTTAATTAATATTATTTTCATACAAACGTAATAAATTTCTTTCTAACATTGCTATTGTCATTTTACCAATTGATGCAACATATTTAATACCATTTATTTTCATAACTTCTTCTTCATCAATATTTTTAAAATGTGAAAAGTTTATTAATACCGTTCCTTCCTGGACGTTTTCCAAAGGTAATTTATATTTCTCAACAGGAACTCCAGTAATTATTATATCACATTTTTTTAGAACTTCATCTAATTTATATTCAATTGATACATAATCATTGTTATCCTTTAATTTATAAATCGTATCAATATCAATTGAATATACTTCCGCACTATCATTATGTAACATCGCTGCCAATGGTTTTCCAACTATTTCACTTCTATTAACTATACCAATAGTTTTTCCTAATAATCTTTTTCCTATTAATTGTGTTCTATCATAAGATAATTCCTCTAAAATTTTTACAATAGATAATGC